AAACATGTCTGGATTCAAAACCATGTAACCAGAACCCCAAGAGAAACACATTTGATCTTTGCCTTTGATTGGCTCCATTTATATCTTACTCCTCCCAAGGACGTTTGTAAAGAGTTTTGCACAAATGTTTATTGTTTTTCGAAATGCTTCGAGCATAGCTCAAAATCTTGTCATTGGGTTCTGGCATATCTTCTTTGCCACGGCCATCAGGCAACAACCCAACACGATGACTCAATGCGTTGCACCCATAGCAGGGCTTGAAACTTCGTTCACCTGCATACAACAGAATTCGAGCAGCTTCGAATCGTTTACTGTACCAAATGTTCTCAATGCTCTGCTCCATGATGTTGCCAATTGGGTACTCACCACGGAAGTCATTACAGCAGATTGCCACAGAGCCGTCATAGCGGATCGCCAGCTCTCTGAAAGGACGAGCGCACCGTTTACCCTGATAGGACGTGTCAAGAGGTCCAGCTGCTCCACAGTGGTTGCACAGATGACGATTGATAGCTTTCTCTTTTTGAATCGGAGGATTGAACAAAACGCGGAAGCCATTAGCATTTGTACTGTACAAAGGAACCTTGGGTGCCAGATGTTCAATCTTCAGATCAGATACTTCCTGAAGAGCGTCCTCAATCGTTCGAGCATCACCTTTGTCAGCATAATAGTCGATGATCAGATCGTTAAGGCCAGCATCTCTCAGAGCATAGACTCGATCAACAATAGTCTTTTGATCTGCTACCATGCCAAACCCATTGACAATGCCATAGCCATTGCTCATCATAGACATGACCGCTTTGGGAAAAGCCTTTCTGAACATCTTGATGATTCTAACTGCATTAGAGTTAAGGGTTGGTTCTCCATGCATAGAGAAGATAAATCTGCTGTGCCAGCCAACACGTTTGACTTCAGCAATAATTCGCTCTGCAGTTTCTTTCTTCATGCGGTACCAAGGCTGAGTTCCTTTCTCTCGCATGCCACGAAGACCACAGAATTTGCATCCCAGATTGCAGCCCTCATTCAGCTCAATCTGAATAGAATATGGTGGGCTCTGTTTTCTCACTTTGATTCCTCCCAGAAACATTTGATTCTCTTGCTGCCATGGATCTTATGATAGGCTGTCCAATTGATGTCACCCCACATATAGTCACCATCGGCATCTCTGAAGCTGGTTCGCAGATAGTCCTTGATTGGGTATTTCTGCAACATATTGTATTCGTATCGATGAAGCTCTTTCTCAGTTTCAGGAGTACGAATAACACTATCGCACTTCTCACTCACATAGTCATATGTCAAGCAAGGAATATTGAAGCAGTGACCACCATTGGCAAGAATGACAGCACAGAACCCAATGTCGTCACCGTGACGATCAAAAATCATGTCACGATCAATCTTTGCCTTGTAAAGACCCTTGACATTTATCAAAGTGACCTGACGAGGGGTTGGACCGGAATCAACGATGTATTTCAGCTTGGCATTTTCCACATGCTGGGACATCCGTTGACGACGAATGTTACCCAAATAGACCTTTGGGTATGTCTTAAAAACTTCTTTGCCAATGACACCAGCCATTGTCAGAACTTTTTGCTCGAGCAGTGGATCTGCTTCTCGATCTGCATTGATAGCATGCTTAGAACAAGGATTGCCAGACCCAGAGAACCCATCGTACATATACGCAAGATTGCGAATATCATCATCCATGTCAATGATCATTGAATACTTATGCTCAGCGGCATACTCATAGATGAATTGACGAGTGCTGGCCAACCCATTGATTGGCAGATGAAAGTCTTTTGCGATGGGTAGAATGTGAAGATTTGGATTTGCCTTTCGATAGGCTTTTGCTTGTTCCGGACGAACAACAATATGGATCTTTTCAAGAGCTTCTGGTTCAAAATTCTTGAACATCTCAGCAGTTACAAAGTGAGGTCTGTTGTACGAGGGAACAAATATATGAGGAAGTTGATTCACAGACAAGCTGTTAAGGTGTCTGTACATTTCTTGCTTTTTCATGAATTCACCTCATAAAAAGTGCCCTCCCATGGGCTGAGAGGGCATTTCAGTGATCAGGAGAGATTATTCCTCTTCCCAATCGTCATCGTCGTCCTCGTCATCTTCTTCGACGGGTTCCGGCTTCTTCTTGGTTTTCTTTGCAGGTGCTTTCTTGGCAGGAGCTTTCTTCTTGGGGGCAGGCTTTTCCTCCTCTTCCTCGGAGTCATCCTCATCCTCGTCCCAGTCATCGTCCTCATCCTCTTCAGGATCAGGCTTCTTCTTGGCCGGAGCTTTCTTTCCTGCAGGCTTCTTCTTGGGCTTCGGAGCTTCCTCCTCGACTTCCTCCTCGTCCTCAGCAACATCCTCTTCATCGAAGCTGTCCTCATCCTCATCGTCATCATCCGACTTGGTTGCACCAGGCTTCAGATAGTCACTGACTCGAGCACGAATCTGACCGTTGTACTCCTCGTGAGTGACATTGATGTTCAGGGTCTTGCCGATCATGTTGTCAAGATCAACAGCGACCTTGCCATCGCATTTCATGCCGATGATCTGCAGCAGAGACTTGAACTTCCACAGAGCCTTGTCGGTGAGAACCAGATTGTCAAATACCTTGACACCCTTGTCATCACCGGAAAGAATCTCAAAAGCAACCTGCAGCATGGGGTCACCACCCTGAGTATTCTTTTCCTGGATGTCAGAGATCTTGACATGATGGATACCCTCGCTTGCGCGCTGGAATGCCTCAACATTGGTAAAATCGATTTTAACTTTGCGTGCCATGATAGATACCTCCAAAATAGTGTTGTATATTTCCAAAGGCATTATGCCTGTTGGTCAGTAGGATTCTCTTGGTTAAGGCCAAGAATTTTGATGAGCTTCTGATATGTGAGATCACGAACCTGAGCAGGAACTTTCAGATCCTTGGGCTTTTGGAGCTTGGTCCAATAATAAGGGTTCGGACCGATCTGACAGATATAGGTTGCAATTGTTTTATCAACCCCATCAACAGTGATCTCTTTCTTTTTGATCAGGGTGTGAAGCCCATAATTAGACATGCCCTCAAGATATGTTCGAGCACCTTTTGTTGTGCTTGGGTGGATATCAGGAAGAATTTCGTCTTCCATACCCTCAAAGGAATCACTGACTTCATGACAACTGGCAAGAACCCAACAATGCTCAGCCAAACGATGGCAAAGACGAATGAGTTCTTCTGTCTCTGTTTTCAGATCACCCCACATCTGCTGAGTCATCTTCTTGTTCTTGTCAATTGCATTTTCCTTGATCCAGATATTCGTGACCATAGAAAATGTATCAGCGAATACTGTCTTATATTTGAGTTTCCCATGTTCTGCCGAATCGATTAGCTCCTTGAGTACTGCAGAGAGTTCTGCAAGATTTTTAATCCGTAAAGCCTTGATACCTTTCTTGGATTTGATGGTGTTGCTACCATCATCACCGACCTGAAGATATAGCATAGGCTTCGGAAAAGTAGAACCCAACTCTGTTTTGCCAGAGCCAGACTTGCCGTAAATCGTGACAAACTTATGCTGACCCAAATCAGCAATGTCAACGACCTGAGAAAGATATCCCATATGTCATACTCCTTAAATGAACTTTGAGTCATCACGCTCATGAATTTCGTATTCACGGGCAATGAGATTATCAACATCTCCCTCGGTCAATTCTGTGAAGCAGATATCTCTATATTCACAGAACTTACAATCAGGAGTCATGTTTTTTGTCTTATTCTTGTGACCTTGTCGTACAATATCACGACATGTGTATTTGAACCCATCGAAAATATTGTCAACCATAGAGGGTACAATATCAAGTTCACAACGGAAAAAGAAATTGCTGACATTATTGGCATACATATTGCCTTGTCGCAAGATCTCAATATCCGTGATACCTTTGAGCTCACAAGCACGTCGCCAAGAAAAGGGTGTGATGTTATTGCTTTTTGCTTGAGAAAATTTTCCTGACTTGGGCAACCAAATTGGCATAGAAGCAGGAGTTGAATGAATGTAGTCCCAGATGAAAGACTTTGGCATGACCCCTGTCATGATGTACATGGCCTTTGCGTAAAGGTTCTTCTGAGTGTTCATGACCAAGACATTCTGATCAGGCTTGCGATTGAATGTCTTATGATCACCCAGCTTGCACATCTTCTCACCGTTTCGTCTATACTTGTAGACTTCATCGATGATGCCATTGAAGATGATTGGTTCACCCTTGTAAGACCCAATCTCAATCTCAAATGGACGTTCCGTCTGGGTCGGCTGAGGAGAGTCTTTATAGATCTCTATGTAGTCAGAGAAGATCGACTGCAGATTGAAGAGATAATCCTCACCGAGCTCTTCTTGCCATTTGGGTGGAAGATCATAATATGCATCCCCAATAGCTTTTTGAGCTTGAGCAAGTTCTTCAGGTCTGTTACGAAGCTCAAGGAGCTTGTGAAAGTCTGTACCAAAATACAAAGGCTTCACTGGAGCATTTTTGCGAAGACCCACATAATACCCAAGATAATGTTTATATGGGCATCGTAGATAGGATGCAAATCGTGAATAAGAAAATTTCATGTTGACCTCTCAATGATTATGGTCGAGATGACAGGATTCGAACCTGCGACATCTTGGTCCCAAACCAAGCATTCTACCTGCCTGAATTACATCTCGATAAAATCTTGTGAGTGCCGGGAACACTCACAAGAATGCGGGGACTGGTTCAGCACCGCGCTGTAGCAGCTTCTTCTGCCTTAGAATCGCCCTCGGATTCCTTTGAGCTGTTGTTTTTCACTACCTTTGAAGTTGGCCAAATCTCACTGGAGGTACAACAGTAACCTTGCCATATGATGTATATCAACGAGATGTGGACTCGTGATACCTTTGAAGACCCTCCATGAGGATACCAAACTCATGGAGGGAGCAATAGGAAGAGGTTCAGACTTTGGCAAGTCTGATGGTGCCAGAAACAGGACTCGAACCTGCAATCAGCTGATTACAAAACAGTCGCACTACCAATTGTGCTATCCTGGCATAGAATGCTTGGGACAGTAGGATCCCAAGCAGACTGTAAAGAAGCATACTATGAAAACGGAGAATTTTTATGACTATTCAGAACACCCTGCAGCATGGAGGTATTGATGATCCCTACTGATCATGGCTCTGTGTCTATGCGGACTTGCCACCGCTATCATACGAGGTTGCTTGCTCCCTGTATGACAGTCACATTACAGGGGAATTTTCCCCTGGGGATCAGGCATCCTCGTACTCATCGTCGTCGACATCTTCCTCGTCGTCAACGACCTCAGGCTCCGGAGCTTTCTTGGCTTTCTTGGCAGGCTTTGCAGCAGTCTTCTTGGCAGCAGGGGCTTTCTTCGCGGACTTCTTCTTTTCGGGTTCCTTTTCCTCGGTCACACGAGATGCACAGCGAGGAGTCTTGGCATCGATCTGCTTGCCAGTCTCACGGTCGAATGTGGTGGTGCGGCCGTTCTTCTGAACGATAGAGATCGTCTTCTTGTCAGAGGCAGTGATCTCGAACTCGCCGAGATACATGCCAGTGAATGCATACATGTGGATTTTTTCGCCTTTCTTACGAGTGATCATTGTTGTGTCCTCCTATAGACATTAGATTTTGTTAAGGTTTAACCTTGAATATATTGTACTCCTTTTGGAGTAGTTTGTAAAGACCTTTTGTTGAATTTTCTGAAATTTTATTCAACAACATTGACTTCGCCGTTGACCATACAGTTCTTCAAAGAGATCAGCTCATTCTGAGCAAAAGACTTGCAGGCTTTGAATGCCCTGGTCTTTTCAGTTTTGCTGAATTTGTTGAAAAACATACGCTTGGCATCATCAACATAAAATGGATCAAAGAAATTGAAGTCACCAGTGAGCTCATAAAGCTGCTGAAAGAGCTTTTCAAGAGCAAGAATACCATCGCCACAGTTGAGCTCTTTGTAGTTCCAGTTGAACTGCTTGACCAGTTTTGCAGCTTCGTTGACTTTGCTGACAGAATATGTTGCCTTTTCCATTTTGAGTACCTCCGTTGCTTGTTTCTTCCTTACAAGTAACATTGTACTCTCATTGCTGACAATTGTAAAGAGGTTTTGCGAAAATATTTTGAAAAATTTTAATGTGTACCCCATGGACCCCAGCCAATGTCAATGTCCAAAGGAACTCGAAGTTCAACCCCAAAGTCATCAAGCACTTTTGGGTGAAGCATGACTCTGCGGATGACAGAGTCTACATAGTCTTTGTCTTCAATCCGGCACTCTCCAATAATTGAGTCATGAACTGTAGCACCGATCCAAGCAACACCCTTGAGTTCCTTATTGATTTGAGTTGCAGCAGAGATCAGCAAGTCAGACCCAGAACCCTGAACAGGTGTATTGATAGATCGCCTGGCAGCACTGGCTCGCTCCCATTTGTTCTGGGAATAGATCAAGGGAAGTTTCCTGAATCGACCAAACAGATTATACACGCCACCCTGAGCTTCACACAGTTGCTCTTGCTCTTGATGCCAAGGAAGCAGTCTTGAATACTTGGCAAAGAACAATTCACGAATATGCTCAGCTTCTTGTGGTGTAAATGTTTGACCATAGCTATTGAGAGCATATGCAACGAACTTCTTTGCCATCATACCATAAAGGAACCCGAAATTGACAGCTTTGGCCTTGCCACGTTCCTCTTTTGTGGGTTCACGACCACCAGTGAACAGCTTGGCGGTCTCAGTATGAATATCACCTTTCTCATGGTAGATCCGGAGCATGGTTTTCTCATTGGCATAATGAGCAGCGATACGCAACTCCAGCTGAGAATAATCAGCTTCAAATAGGATCATGCCTGGAGCACCACTGAAGAGCCCTCGAATATCCTTTGTACGAGGAACCTGCTGAAGATTCGGGTTGCTCGAGCTGGTTCGTCCAGAAACAACATTAGTCAAGTTGAAGCTGGCATGAATTCGACTCTCATAGGAATCATCTTCCCATCTGTTAAGGAACATCTTATTTCTTGTAGCAGCATCTTTGTACTGCATCAAGATTGTAGGAATTTCATAACCTTTGCGAGCCAGTTTCTTCAGTGCAGAAGCCGAAGTAGATGGAGCGCCTTTGGGTGTCTGCTCAAATACAGGCATCTTCTCAAGATCATAGAATACATGAGCGACCTGAGCTGAGCTCGCCCAGTTGATATCATAATTGCTTTTGAGTTTGGCAAGAAGAGATTCTTCCTCTTTCTTGTACTTTGCTCGAACCACTTTTAACTGGTTAAGGTCTATGTACAATCCGTTGCGTTCAATGTCTCTATATGCACAGTATGCGGGACGGAGCAGCTGAGTATAGATCTTGAGCTGTTGAGGGTTCGCTCGCTCCATAAAGAAATTGAAGAGCCCCCAGGTATACTTGACGTCTTTCTTCAAATAAGGAACAATGCTCTGAGCACCAGAAGTCTTTTCTTTCTTTGCAATATCCCAATCTGGAACACCCAAGTATTCCTGTGCCATGTGTTTCAAACCATGCTCAGCAGAAAGATCATATGCTGTAGCAATCAGCATAACATCCTCATGAATCGGCAACTTGATCCCATAGGCTTGCTCAAGAAACAGTGTATCGAATTTGCCATTTTGAAATACTGTACGAACCTTGTGTTGTTTGAGTTTCTTTACAAGAGCTCTGAACCGATCTACTTGACCAGGCTTCTGCACATTGAAGATGTATCCTTTGAAGATGGGTTCACCAACGTCTTTGGAAAGGCCAACACCAATGAATGTGACCTTGTCTTTGTATCGGTTAAGGCCTGTTGTTTCGATATCAATTGTAGCATACAAAATAGCTCACCTCTTTTCTATGCGAGTGATTTTGAAGACCTTGCCAGGAATCATAGTCTTGACAGCAAATTCTTTTGCATCAGGGTACATCAACCCAGAGATTGCTTCAAGCTGATTGGCAACGTCAAGAAGAGAAACTTCCTTTGCGTCATCATCTTTGAATCGTACATCAGGATAGAGCTTGTACTGCTTCTTGAGAGCTCTGAGACTGAGCTTCATGATTCTCTTCATGTTCATTATACTACACCCGCAAAATATTGGAAAGAGTATAAATGGCATTTTCATACTCTGTTGAGGAAAGGTTGAGATCAGAGATGAGCTTTTTGTACCACTGGTACACATAGATGTTGTGCTTCGGTTCTTTCTTTGCTCTGCGCAGTATGCGCTGCAAGCTATAGTTTTTATACTTCGACACCTGCTGACTCTGCATCATTTTTGCCACCTCTTTCTCTTCCCTTTGGGCAATACCAATTTTCTGGCTTTTCTGTTTTATCAAGGCTGCACAGCATCTTGAATACTCGCTTTGGTGCATTCTTCTTGTGAAATTTCTTGTAGAACTCACAGTTCTTACAACGGCATACTTTCTCAAGAGAATTGAGATCAAATGGATCATAGCACCAATGGTAAAGGTTCTCTATTTGAGCAATAGCTGCATCAATCGAGATCTTTTGAGTCCCAAGCTCTGTTGGAAATTCTACTTCTGCATTTGGAGTTTTCCTTCTCTTACTCTTCAGGGTGTCTATAGCAATAGACAATACTTGTCGTGTTGTCATAATCAAAGACCCATAACTTGAGAAGCCCACATATCCGCAGTGTGAGTATAAAGGACGTTCTCATATGCACAACATGCAGCAGAATAGCCTTTCCAGTATTTCTCACCCTCGAATGGACCCATATGCCAACGAATGCAATAGAGTTCTTCAGGAGTGAGGTCAAGGAACTGCTGAATGAGAATTACACTGGCATCACCATGCCCAGGAAGAATTGAATTGCCCGTGTGGGTGTAAGTCCCATCCCCTTGCCTTGTATACAGCTTTGTTTTGCAGTAGTCATGCAGCATGCCAATGAGATATGGAGAAGCAGGTCTTTCCCATTTGAGATGAAGAAAATCTGTATACTCATGGAGCTTCCATGCTACAGCATAGGAGTGATCAAAAAGACCACCCTCATAATTGCCATGATGAGAAGCTGATGCAGGAGCAGTGAAGAACCCATCGTCTATGAGCTGTTGAACCAGCCCATGATTATATGGATCGGGTATAATGCCCATGAACAAATCGATACGATCTTGCATTGTTCTATTGATCAGTGGCTGACTTTTCATAAGATCACCTCTTGAATTGTTTGAGAGTTATGCCTTTCCAGCTTGCCTCTCGTGTCTTTGGGTTTCTATATTCTATGTACCCAAGAGACCTCATGTTTCGAATAAATCCGTGCTTTTTGTGGCATTCACGACCACTGCTCACACAGAATTGCGCATAGGCTTCATAGAGAGCATCCTTGCCAATATATGCATCTTGGTCTTTCTTGCACTTCTTTACAAGGAATGCATGAATACTATCAGAGTCCTGACGCAAGCCCTCCACCATTCGATTGGAGCGTTCTGTACGAGGAATTGCTTCTACTGGCAAAAGGCTGAGCAGATATGGAATGACTTCTTCAACGCTCTCATCACTGCAAAGATCATTGACATATGCATCGTTAAGGAATAGCTCATGATTCATGTACAGAATCCGCATTCGTTTGTAGAATGCATTTGACTTTTCTTCCAGCTGAAGTGGGAGCTGGTTGAAAGAAAAGATCAGTTTGCAGAAAGGTACAAAGAAGAAAGGCTCTTTGCCTTTCTTTTCATGCATGATTTGGTCACCACCAGTGATCTTTTTCAAGTTCTCGATACTGCTCAGTGGCAATGAACCATTATCACCACAGGAGTTCAGCAGTGTATTGTACAGCTGAGCTGGGTAGAATCGAGCACTGAGTTCATGCATACTTAAAGATGAGACGTTTTCTCGCCCAACCATATTCTCAATGAATCGGAGCAAAACGGATTTGCCCGTATTAGACTGACCACAGAGGATCATAAAGGTTTTCAGGCCATAATTCAAGGTCAAGCAATATGCCATATATTTCAAGGCCATTTTGATATCTTCCTTGTTAAGGCAAGTCTTTTTGAAGAACTGATAGAGCCTTGTATTTACAAAAGGAACGTATTCACCCACTTCATGTGGGATCTGCAGTGTTTGTAGATACTTGCTATCATGAGGAAGAAGTTTCCCCTGCTCAATATCCCAAACACCATTCTTGAAGTTGATCAGATTGTGATCCTTGTTAAGGTCTTTTGTCTCTTTTTGAAGTCGTGTATCATCAATAATCAGCCGGAAGCACTCCATGATTCTTGCCTGAGTGATCAAGCTGTCAACCATGATCATATCACGAATTGTATTGCGAACATAACTGCTGGCTTCTTTGTACACACCCTCTTGGTAAAGGTATGCTTCACCGCCCAAGACAAATATGTCACCACGATTGACGAAGTAGTCACATATTGCTCGGCTGTTCACATTGACTGGGTGACCTTTGGTATTGTAAATCAAATAGGGGTTGTCACCCTGTTCCTGAGCTTCATAGTTCTTTGTGTTGCGAATGATCTTCTCAAGCTCTTCCTCATCCATGGGTTGATCAAAAATGATAGTATTGATGATGTGAGCCATCTTATCAATCTGATCATCATTGGCACCTCTGTTTTTGTATGCCATAAGATGAGCAAAGAGTGTAGCGTTTCTGCCATCACCCTCCTTAAGACCCAGAAGAGATTCTCTTCTGTTTGCCATTGGGGTGAATTCAAGAGGAAGATCTTCAATCGTCCTGCAATTATTGAACTTTCGGTTTTCTGTGCCCCAAGGAAGAATGACATAACCTTTGTTGGCACAGCGAAAATCACATTTAAGACCACAAGGCAAGATCATGCCGATACGCTGAGGAAAGTCCTTGTTGGTCTTAAAGTAAAGGTGTAGACCCTTTGGAGTCTTACACATTAGAGTTTTGAGGTGCATTTTGCGAACAACCTTGAGAGCTTCTTCTTTGCCCTCATCAATATCAACAATGATATATCCGGTTCGCACCCACCAACCAATCTGCCCACCGTTCTCAACGTGAGCAGCTGCAGCTCTTTCAGGTACAATAGCAGTGTCGATACGCTTCTTTTCCATACAGCGCACATAGCTGTCTTGCCCGATCAAGCTGTTAAACTCAGATAATTTCATAGACTGTCATCCTATTAGTTCATAGTTACTGTTCGATCCTCTACAGTGCGCTGCATACTGGTGCTGTTGTCAAGCCAACGCTGTACACGCTCAACCTTGGCAACCTTTCTGACATCGATCTCTTCCTGGTTAAGGTTGAAGATCGCTTTGACATGATGCAGAATAATCTCAACGTCAGCCACCTCATCAATAGCTTTCTGATGAAGATCAAGCTGAGCTTCATACTCGGAATCATATCGAGGAAACTTTGCCAACACACAGGCCAGCTCATTGAGTTCCTCGATGGCAACCAAGATCTGATTTTTATTGCCATAGACATCACGAGCTTTGGCAAGTGTTGTTGCAATGCTATTTGCCTGTTCTTGGGTCATATATATCACCTCAATTCACTGCATCAGGAGCATCCCAGCTGGTCACCTGAACACTCTTCACACCGTTATATGCAAAGATCTGCTCTGTTTCCTCACTGATATACTGCTTGCGCCCATAGTACACCTCTGTGATTCCTGCAGCAACAATAACACGTGCACAGGCTTCACAAGGATAGCGTGTTACATAGATTCGTCCACCTCGTGCAGATCTTTCCAGATGAGCAATAGCATCAACTTCACTATGGATAGCACGGCAATCTGCAGGTCCACGATGGGTCTTATCATTGTTGCCATATTTCTTGATACGCAAGCAGCCCTCAAACTGACAAAGATTTGGGATTGTTGCATTTGCTCCAAAGGAGAGAATTCTGCCATGCTTATCTGTAATGCAAGACCCAACAGCAACTTTCAAGCATCCTGATCTTGATTCTGCATAGGTCTGAGCCATGTCAAGATATCTTTTGACAGGCATTTGTTCATTTGCCATTGTTGTTCCTCTTTTCCTGTTCTTTCTGTTCACGACGAGCTTTCTCACGACGTGCTGCTCGGCACTCACTACAATGCGTGAAAGGCTTCAGCCCACGAGTTTCGAGCCAAGCCAGCTCGTTGTCAGAGATAGAGAAAGGACGATTGCAGGTCTTGCAGATCCTCTGCTGACGATTGTTTTCTGCCATGATGAAGTACCTCCATTATTTGTGTTGTTTGTATTTGACACGAGGACGACCAGTGCCCTCGATTGTCCGAATGTATTTGCTGAGCTCACACATACAGTTTTCCAAGCTCATAATGTTAAGGCAACGATCATATATGGGAAGATCTATGAAAATTTCTCTCGGATCCCAATACTGACCGTTGGGTTCCATGATCTTTGAGAAGATATGATCAACATTGTCTCTCAGCCAGAACAGTGCTTCTTCTGGAGACATGCCGTCATAGTCATCAAAAAGATAATCGAGTCCTTTCTTACACCCAGGGCCAGCTACAACAAATTCGTTTTCACTGAATGGGAACTCTTTTATATAGGTCAAGTCAACAAAGACTTGATATGCCAGAAAATCAGAGAATCCCTGAATCTCTTTGATGATCTCAAATGCAGCTTTTTGGTTACTGGCGTTCATGAGTCTATTGACTGTATCATGCTGCTGAAGCCATGGACCAAGATGGAACACTCGTAAAGGTATATCCTGTTCTACTCCGTCACTGAAATGATCAATATCTCCCCATCTCCAGGCCTGTTTTGTTCCACCTTGATTATATGCTGAGCTCCACCATTTACGCTCCGGATCTTCTTCAAGGAGCCATTTGTAAATGGGTCGCACCAAAGACTTCATTCTTTGTGAAGAGTAAAGGGCTTTTGCTTGCCACGGACCACCAAAATCTCGCATTGTATCCCAGTTGTTCCATGCTCTAAAATAGAACGTATTGATGATTTTGTCAATCAGAGCAAGATCGGGATTGGTACTGATGTTTTTGATAAGATACTGGCTCTGACGATCATGTTCACGACGAACATTACAGAACTTGTACTGCTGCAGAACCCCATCGTTGGTCCAGGGAGCTTCTTTGTGAAGAACATCTTTGCGAAGATGAATTTTATATCGCTCTGTTACAAAATCATAGAATCTTCGCATGTTCTCAAGATTGTACTTTGGGTTTGCAACTCGGATTTTGATCCTGTTGACACCACAGTACAACTTGTCTCGAGGTTTGGTTTTCATATCACACCGCCTTTGCTTCAAGTATTACATATTATACTCTCATATCGGACTATTGTAAAGAGATTTTTTCGTCCTTGTAGCAGTATTTGAGAACGTCCTTTTTGGCAGTCAGCAGCTTTTCAGTTCCTCTGAGCTTTTTACCATACCCATGAACAGCTCCACCACGACCGATGATCAACTTGCGATATCGCATAGTCTCTGCATCAATGTAGTATCTGATTTTTACAGTCATCAACCCATTGGCATCAACACACCAAGTTGTTTTCATAGAGTTAAAGCTGACACTGTCACAATCTGCCACCTCGTGCTTCAGCTGTGCCCAAGCAGCCATCTGCTTGGCATTTGGCTGACCCTCGCTTTTGGGAGATTTGGAAAAGTCCACGATCACCTGTCTCTTTGGGCTGGTGTCTCCTGTGGAGGGCTTTTCCTCCTCGTGGGTAGTTTTCTCCTCAGGTTCCTTAGAGAGCTCCACAGGAGGAGCTGCTACAACAGCAGAGACACGTCGTGTGCTGAGCGATTCAGGGTCTACACTCAGGATTCCGGCCGTGATAGTTTTGGCCTGGGTGGCGGTCTCACACTTCACAGACCCAAGGACTTTCCCGTCCTTGACCATATTATAATAGTACACTCGGATTCTCATTTTGGAACCTCCACAGTTTTCTTGTTTTATGATAGATATGAATAACGTCCATCACATCAGAATGTAACGTCGGATCGAGTTTTCTTAAACGAACTTTCATGTGCCAGCCAACAGTGCTGAGCGGAACATTGAAGTGCTCAGACACCTCTTTGTAAGTTGCCAAGTTCTTATTGATGTACCTTGCCTCCTCGAGAACAAAGTCATCAGTGTAGCTTCTCTTCATCATTCTGACCACCTCATTTTTTCAAGGAACGAGCGTCCATGCAAGCACGACCATCAGATAAGCCCTGGGTGTATGCATCATAGTTGACAGAGCCGGAGCTGGTCAGGCCACCTTTGTGAGTAGCAAGGCTGGGAAACTTGTCATGGAACTTGTCGTTGACATCCTGAGGAACAATCAGTACAAGAGCCTGGCACTGCTTGTCGAGCTTCTCACGAAGACCCCCAAGGAAGCCCATCACATAGCTGTTGAATACATTCTTGGTCTCAAGGCAATCACGACGAGCCTGACCAACGCAAGCATCACCCTGCTTCTTTGCGAAGTGATAGGCATATTCAAAAGCCGATTTGGCAATCTTGGCATCATCAGCATGACCGAAGAATGCGACCTGCTTGTTGCTGAGCAGAATAGTTTTGCAACGGAAATTGCGTGCAATGATCACTGCCAGCTGGCAACGGAACCCTTTGTTGCCTTTGTGCTCACAGGCTTCCAACCCATAGGACACAGGCTCGTCAACGTTGATCTCAACATCACTCATCTGAACCCCGTGTTCAGCCATGAGCTGCTGAGCCTTGAGAAGTGCAGCCTGAGCTTCAGCGTCACTGTCATTGCGTTTGCTATCAGCCAGGGCGAGCAGTTTCTGGATCTTCTTTACGATTGCATTGCTTTCAGTCATGATAATTCTCCTTGTGATGTTATTTTAAGAGCCATCCGCTCTGGGAGGGTTGTCATATACAACTCCGACACCCTTTCGGGTGTTTCGTCGCAATTTTCAGCGACTCATCAGGGAGTCTATTAGATTTGTACACCAAGCTTTTCTGCTGCAGCAGAAACGACTTTCTCGACTTCTTCAGGACTTGCTTCGTTCCACTCATCCTGCATATCAGCTGCCACACAAAGCTCAGCACAAAGGTCATAGTCCCAAAATCAAGCTCTCGGATGTCAACAGCAATTTCTTGAGGATCGCGCATTTTAATTACCTCCAGTTGTTTGAGTGTTTTCTTGTTTCTTATTGTGACTATATTGTACTCCTCCTGCAAGCAATTGTAAAGACCTTTTGCAAAAATTTCTGAAGGATTTTTAGAAGGTGTCCCGCAAGATATACCCATAGATAATTGTACCAATGATCAGACCGATTGTAAAATGTAAAGGGTAGATGTCACCAAATACCCATTTGGCAATTCTGTAGATCAGCAATACCACAAAGGCGCTGGCAAGTGTAGAAAGGAAACATGTCCATATGTACTTGACAAATCGCTTGATGAAGCTCCACAGGTCTTTCAGGGCATCGTACTTATGCTCCAGTAGCTGAACAAATACACTATCATTGATCTTCATTCTATATCCCCATTTCTGTTCTTCTATTCCATAGTGTGATGACCCTCTCTACTGCACTCCCAGAGGGAACGTTGTTCCCGCTCTTCATATCACATAGAATCTGGGTCTGAGCGTTGCAGTGAGAGCAATAGATCTTTACTCCGGAGCCAACAAAGAGGTATGCCTTGCCACCACAGAATGGACATCTCTTGAGCTCAGGCATCTCGACTTTCGTCATGATTGATCTCCTTTTTGAGCAGTTCACACTCAATACAGTCTCGGTTAAGGTGTGTCTTGAGTGGACAGACCATGTCTTTGGGCTTGTTATATTTCGGGCATATGTTAGTAGTATTCATTGCTATTCTCTCCAAGTCTTAGATGTTCACGCCAGAAATATCCTGGGATCAGTTCAACGATTGCCAGTTTGTCATCTATTGGTTGTATCTGTAAGATAATTGGCATATCGTCTTTGGCTTCAGGATTGGATGTATTACATAACTGCAAAATGGCTTGCCGGTTAAGGCATCGGAAATAACTATGAACAAATGTTTTCTTCATCTCAATACTCTCCATGATGGTGTTCCTGAACGATGGGTCGATCATAGTTGTAGTTGTTGTTATTGCGCATGCGGCGAAGTTTGTTAACAACATCGTCGTGGCCTTTCTCGTAGCCATAGGCATAGCCAACATAGCAAGTGAATGCAGAAATTGCGAAAATGATAGTGATCATGATTGCCTCTTCCATCAACATAGATTATTCCTCCTCAGGTTCAATAGAAATGATTCGTTTGTCGTCTTTCTCAAGTTCTCCAGCGAAGATGGTACATCTGCCATAGTAGGGACTGTCCACAAAGTAGTAATGAGACTTCGGTGCTACTCTACCAACAACAGTAGCAGGGGAATTGTCAACCATGCGAACATGATCACCAGGGTTGAACTTGGGGAGCGGTGCACGTCTTTGAATCATAGGGTTGTCACCTCTTTCTCTTTGAGTAGATCATAGATAGAAATGATGTCATCATTGACTTGGGTGATCCAGAACAGCTGGTTGTTGCGCGTGACAACATACGTTCTGTAGATTCTTGAGCGGGAATTGAAGTACTCATCAGACTTATGTCCGATAATGATGTTTGCCTTGACAATACGTCCTTCAGAAAAGAGCTTCTTTGCAAGATTTTGAGTATCAATAGAGTTCATTTGTCTGGCACCTCCGTGTACAAGGCTTTATAGAGTTCATCCATTGCATCTTCTTGAGACATGGTTTTGAGCATGACTTGAAAGATTCTTGTATATGCTACAATAACTGTGTATTTCACAGGCAATGGTGAAGAACGAATTTTCTCAACGAGTTTCATATGCATCATGCTCCTGTACTTGAGCAGAACTGATTGTTGAGGAACTTGAGAACTTCCAAACCAACCTGCTGAGCATTGATAAACTGCTTGAACTCTTCCTCATTCAAACCAGTAGCCAACTGCACATGAGTGCGAAACTCTTTGTTGATGGCATCATAATAAATGATGGGAAGATCAGAGTCTATTGGACAGCTGACTTCATAAACAGCAGTGATATCTCCTACAGAGTTGGTGATGAGACTTTCAATCACCTTGTACTCAGAGATCTCATACTTGTTATGAGCAACAATGGCTTGAGCAGAAGCAACGATATCCTGATCAACAAGAGTCATGATGAGTTCCATAATGTATACCTCCATTAGTCATTGATGCAAAATGCTCGAGTGAGGAAGCTGGCCACCTCAAGACCTTTCTGCTGATCCTTGAGGAACTTCTCAAATTCATTGGGAGTCATGTTGTTAGGAGCATAAGAAACAGTAATAGTAAAGCAATTTTTATTGTGATTGTAGTTGATCTCAGGAAGATCAGAGTTTTGAGTATTTACAGTGTAATTGACAAATACTTCTTTGTTGCCTTCATAGACAACAGTCTCAATGACACGATATTCTCTATTGTCACCAACATCGGAGATGGTGTTAAGAAAAGTGAAGTTGCCACCAGTTTTGCGTTCGGTATTGATCAATTCATGAGTCATAGTGGATACCTCCATACATGTTATATATTCATCAGTTATATTTGCGGATGAGGGTGTTCAGTGCTTTGGCAGTAGCAGCATCAACAGGCTCGATATCAAGTTCACGATCATAGTTGTAAACATATTCGTTGCCACGCTTGATAGTGAGTTTGGAAATCTTGCCACCATTGAGACCAAACTCTTCGCTGGGCTCATCATATGCCTTGATGAAGTACTCAAAAGTGGTGTTATTGATTTTGAGAGTGTTATGTTCAGTCATCTTAAGTTCCTCCAATCAACCTTTGAGAGCTTTGTTGAGCTGCATGCCAAGTTCAAACTGTTCATCAGTGAGCTCGCCACCATCATTGATGATGTCTTTGAGCAGCTGATAGGTGTCCTGCATTTCCTGCTTGGTCATTTCATTGATAGACTTCATATTGAGTTCCTCCGTTTTCTTGCTTCTTATTGTGATTACATTGTACTCCTATTGTACACAAATGTAAAGACCTTTTGTGAAAATTTTTAGAAATTTTTCAAAGATTCTTGCAGCTCCTGCTTCAATCGCTTGATTCTTCGTCTTACAGTATGTACAGGTGTATCAGCAATACGAGATATGGCAGCTGCTGAATATCCTTGGATATGAAGATGAGCGATCTTGAGGAAAACGGGATCATCCCTACATATATAATGTATCTGAGTATAAATGTCTGATGCTTCATAGTCATCTCGTGGGTCAGGGATGATAGATTCTAAGTTGATTGGAACTTGCTCATCGTTGCAAACTGTATCGTTAAGGCTCACTGTTGTGCGGACTTGTCGCTGTACCTTGCGCCACTCCATATTGATGATGTTTGACATGCATGTGAATGCAAATACAGAAAACTTTCCGTTCTCTGGCTTGTAGAAATGCGCTGCACGACACAGGCCAATAGCACAGAGATCATAGTAGTCATCAGGAAGATGAAATTTGTTAAGATACGAGTAAATGAGATTATGATTATTCGTTACGAGCTCTCGCTCTTCATCCGTGAGAGTGAAAGGCTTCACTGGTGTTGACATAAGAATTCCTCCATTGTGAGAGTATGAGTTTTGAGATAATTATACTCGCAATGGAGTAAAAAGTAAAGTAGAAAAATAAAAATCGGTAAAAATCGGTCTAAAAATCGGCGTAAAATTGCAGAAAATTTTCTAAAAATCGGTAATTTATTGCAGAGAATTCTTGAAAAATCGGCGTAAATTTTAACGCTATATCGTTATCCTTATGCACAAAAAGTGCGCCGATTTTTTTCTCTTCCTCGCGTCTATAAACAGATCACGAAAAAAGTGAGAGCGTGGGAGAAGAGTGAAAATCACGGAAAAAGGGGTTCAAAAATCGGCGTAAAATTGCACTTGAAGTAGCGAAAAATCGGTATTTTATTGGAAGAAAAGTTCAAAAAATCGGCGGACTTTTTCACGATATATCGTCATCTCTTTGTAGAAAATTTACGCCGATTTTTTATTTTAATATAAATAGAATTAGATAATATATAAAATAAAAATAAAAATAAAAATTTAATAATAAAAGGGTAGGGGAGAAAAAAATCGGCCGGATTTTTCTGCAATAAACTCACGAACTGTGCAATAAATTTTACGCCGATTTTTCAACTTTTCGGTCCAATTTTACGCCGATTTTTGAGTCATTTTTTCGGGTTTTATTGCCCACAAAAATCGGTATTTCGCCGATTTTTCACGAAATTCTGAAAGTGAGTTATTGCAAACTCGTTTCAAAAGTTTTCGGAAGAGTAAAGAAAAAGTTTACTTGAGCGGAAAAAACGGAGTTTTTTATTGCAAAATTCTGTAACGAGTTTTTACAATAGTTTGAAAACTTTTGAATTTACAATAACGTGAGAAAAGTCGAAAATTTCTGAAAATTTCTGTGTAAGTGTGAAAAGGTGGCGGAGCCATTTTTCGGGTATGCACCCTGGGCTTCGTCAGAGACGGAAGAGGAATTGGATGATATAGTGCGCTTGGGTAACTGAAAGAATTTACAATGAGAGAGTGTAGTATTATAATAACTCTAAAGAGTTATTATAATAATGCAATGACTGGTGGTGATATAGTGGGTGCTTTTAAGAAGATCAAGGGAAGAAAAGTCTACGTTGACTTCACTTTCATCGTTGCTGAAAAGGACTCCTATGAGCGCACAATGCGTGAAAACATACGCAAGGTTCATGCCCGCAATAAGGCATTGAGTCTGTTGTTCCCATATCAGCATCTTCTGGGTAAACGTCGGATCGTTGAGACTCCTGAAGAAATGCAAGAGCTGTGTGACAAATATTTTGAGTCCTGCAATGGTCCACTGAGAGACAAATGGGGCAATGTGGTGACTGACAAAGAGGGTCACGCAGTTATTGGGCAGATCAAGCCATACACGATTTCGGGTCTTGCAGCTGCGATTGGCATGAGTACAATCACGCTCAAGAACTATACCTATAAAAGTTTGGCAGGAACTGTGCATCCCGAATTCTCCAATGTGATCATGCGTGCTCGACAAAAGATTGAGCAGTATAGCGAGGAGCAGCTCTTCAATCGTGAGGGAGTCAATGGTGCTGAGTTCATGTTAAGGGCAGGCTTCAAATGGTCTACCAAGCAGGAAGAGATTGAGATGGCTCGCAATCTTGCAACAATCAAGAAGATGCAGCAGGATTATGAATTGCAGAAGAGACAGCTCAAGATCAAGGAACGCCTTATTGAGGGCGAAGATGTTGGTGACAATCAGGTTGTGATCAATATTGTCCGTGCAAAACCGAAGAATAAAAGTGATGAGGTGACCGATGATGACGAATAAATGTTCATGTGGCTGCAATAGCGATTGCAATAGTGATTGCGAAAAAATTGCAATGCCAATGCAAACGAAAATCCAATTGACCGATGCAAAGGCAATTGCTCCAAAATATGCAACTCCTTGCTCTGCTGGAGCCGATGTTTTTGCAAGAATTGACAAAGAAATTGTTGTTTGGCCAGGGACAAGAGCATTGATTCCAACAAAGATCAAGATTGCAATTCCTGATGGTTGTTGTGGTTTGCTGTTGGGTAGAAGCGGTCTTGCTCTGAAGCATGGAATCTGCTTGGCAAATGGAGTTGGACTGATTGACTCCGATTATCGAGGAGAGATCGGTGTCATCTTGCAAAACAACGGTGGTGAGCCGTTCAAGGTTGAAGATGGCATGAGAATTGCTCAGCTGTTGATCGTACAGTATCAGCAAACGAGATTCGAACAGGATTCTCTCAATGATACAATTCGTGGTCAAGGTGGTTTCGGCTCTACAGGTGTTTAAGGAGGCAATATGAAAGGTCTTTATACAGGCAAAAATGTCATTCCTTATGCTTACAGCTGCTATGGGTATACTCGTGGTGGCGGGAAAGTTTGGCACGGTGGCCAGGACGTTGTGGGTGAGGACAATGACGTTATTCATTTTCCTTATTATACATACGACGATGGCTCTCAAAAAGCAATTTCCGGCATTGTTCGTCAGGCTCGTATTGTTACTGATAAGAGCAATAAGACCTGGGAGTGGGGTTATTATGTGAGCGTACAGCTTGATGCCAGTCAGACTCCTGACGCTGTCAATTGGTTGTACTTCTGTCACTGCTCCTCTCTGCTGGTTAAAGTCGGTCAAAAAGTCATCAGTGGTCAGCCAATTGCGATCATGGGCAATACTGGCAATGCTGCTCTCAATAATCCTCCATACAAGCACTGTCACTTCGAGGTTCGTGCAACTGCTACTGGCAAGGGCTTGGATCCTACAGCATACACTGGTCTGCTCAATAGCGTGTGCTCTGTGAATATGCTGGGTGAGAGCAGTAGCAACTATCTGGAGACACTGATCGATGTGTCGAAGCATCAGGGCAAGATCGACTGGACAAAAGTTCCTTATCGAGCTTTTGTGCGTGTTGGATATCGTGGCTATGAGACTGGCAAGCTCATGCGGGATGAACGGTTTGAGGAGAATGTAACTGGTGCTCTGCAGAACGAGAAACTCTTCGGCTTCTATTTCTTCTCTCAGGCAATCACAACTGTGGAAGCAACGCTCGAAGCCGAATATGCTGTGGGTGTGATCAATACGATGACCTCCGGCCGTGGATATCCGTTATTCTTCGATGCTGAGTGGAGTCATAATGTCCATAATGGTCGCGCTGATAGTATCAGCAAGGCTCAGCGAACCGCTTGCGCAAGAGCGTTCTGTAAGAGAGCTGCAGAGCTCGGCATGATCGCTGGCGTCTACACATTCACGTCCTTTGTGAGTGGCAATCTCGATTATGAGGGTCTGTGCAAGGACTATGTTGGGTGGCTCGCTGACTATCGTGCGAACTATGACAAAACTCTTCCCAGGTACATTCATCAGTACACCAGCTCTGGTGTAGTGGCCGGCATCACAGGTTCTGTCGATATGAACCATCTGCTGAAAGCTCTGCCTGGTACAAAGAGTGAAGAGGAGGAAAAACCTGTGAGTGGAAAGCTACAGAAGCCAGTCATCTCTGGAGCGTCTGTGGAGGACGTGGAAGCGTTTAAGGAGCTGGCTGATAAACTATCTATCTCGTTCGAAACGACGTGCACAGTGTCCTTCCAGGCCGTTTCCCAGGGAGATGCAGACCAGATCCTGGCTTTGGCGAAAAAGCGTGGTCTGGAGGGCAAGTACACCAGCTCTTGGGTATGATGCATAGAAGATTCTACAGAAAGGAGGAATGATCTATGTACAGAGGTACAACTCCGGCTTTTACATTCACCTTGCCAATTGATACCACGGATATCTCTCTCTTGTCTGTAGCATTCAAGCAGAACGGGGAGCTCAGATTTGACAAAAGCAAAGACGATGTCACTCTCTCGGAAAAGAAGATCGTTGTCACACTCTCGGAAGAAGAGACCCTCAGCTTGGATCCCAATTATCCGATCCTGATTCAGCTTCGTGTCGGTGTGGGCAATAGTCGTTTGGCATCTCAAATTTTCAAGGTCAATGTAGATGACATTTTGAAGGATGGTGTATTGCAATGACTCTTGCCGTTGAATTTACACAATCCGCAGATTTCCTTGTTGAGTTCGGTGAAGAAGAATTTCCAGTAGATCTTGGGGCAACTACAATGATCTCGTCAGCACCCGTCTATGACGGAATCTATGTAGTTACACCCAAGAACTATGAGGAGACCGAGCTCAAGACCAAGGATAAACTGTTGCAGAAAAATGTGACAGTGAAGAAAATCCCCAAATATGAAGTATCAAACGATTTCGGTGGCTCTACACTTATTATAGGAGACGAATACTATGGCGAATAAATACGTGAACAAAGTTATCATTGGTACAGAAACCAAACTTGACCTGACTGCTGATACTGTTACAGCTGACAAGTTGGCTGAGGGTATTACAGCTCATGACAAATCTGGTGCTCCTATTGTGGGCACAAATACCTTTGATGTTGATTCTCAGGATGCTACGGCTGCTGTGGCGGAAGTTCTCAAAGACAAAACATTCTATGCTCGTGGCACAAAGATGACTGGTACAATGCCAAATAATGGTGCTGTGGCAGGAACCATCACTACAAAAGAAGGCAAGTATACTATCCCAATGGGCTTCCACGATGGTTCTGGTACTTGCGCTATTGCTGCCTCTGAACAGGCAAAGCTCATCGCAAGCAACATTCGTGAGGGTGTTACAATTCTGGGTGTTACTGGTACGATGTCTTCTTCTGAGGGTATCAAGCCACAGGCCAAAACTGTGACTCCGACATTCAGTCAGCAGACTGTGATGCCCGATACTGGTTATAATTGCTTGTCTCAGGTTACAGTGAATGCAATTCCTACAACCTATGTTGATAATGCTGCAGGTGGCCAGACTTTGACAGTGGGTGGTTGATATGGCAGTCAATAAAGTTGTTGTCAATGAACAGATTATCATAGACTTGACTGAAGATACAATTACACCCGACACACTGGATGAAGGCATCACTGCTCACGATGCGACTGGGACTAAAATTATAGGGAAAAGGACTGCTGGCATTGATACAAGTGATGCTACAGCCAAAGCAAGCGATATATTAGATGGTAAAACTGCCTATGTAAAAGGAAGCAAAATTACTGGAACACTGCCAGAGATTGTATCTGGAAAAGGAGTGAATTTTGCAGATAGCAAAGTTACTTTGCAAGAAGCTTCCAATCTTATTGAAGCAAGAGCAAATTTTTCTATTGATAAGATCTATCGTAATGGTGCATACATCAATGTGCAAATCTTAAAATCAAGGCTTGGTGATGCTACTGTTGATGATGTAGCCAAAGGAAAAACATTCACCAGTACAGCTGGTGTAAAAGTGACTGGTACAAGAGAAGATACATCTTCAACACCTAATCTTCAGGCAAAAACTGTTACACCAAGTGCTTCTACCCAAACAGTTACAGCAGATGCTACTTATGATGGTCTGAGTCAAGTTACTGTGAATGGTGATGCAAATCTTGTTGCAGGCAATATCAAAAAGGGTGTGTCTATTTTTGGGGTTGCAGGCAGCTATGAAGGAAGTGGAACAAGTGGTGGAAATAACAATGTAGAAGCCTATCTTGTTACATCCTCTTCTCAAAAAGTCACATTTAAGACAACTTCCGGCACGGTCAAGCTCTGGGGTTATGGCACCATATCGAGTTCCAGTGGTTGGGGTGGCACCTCTACCAGTCTTATTGCTTTTGATGGCGACGGCTATTACAAGAGCGCTGTGTACGGCAGTCCATCGCGAACCAGTATGAGTTTAAGTGTCGGCTCCGATGGAACAATCAGTGGTTTACCATCAGGCTTGAATGCTATCAATGCAATAATTACAAGAGGAATTTGATGGAGGTAAAACATGAAAGACGTACAACAGGTCGCAGTTGAAGCAGGTGTTGAGAAAGTTGTTACAACAGCTCTGCACCGTTCTCAATTCCTTGTAAAGAATTTCACAGGATATCCGATCACGGTCAAACTGGGTGACAACACCAATGCATCTACGATCGGAGCTGGTAGCTGGGAGCGCGTTTTCAACAACGTCGACAATGAGCACGGCGAGTCTACTCCGGCCGTCACGAATACCCTCAAAATCACTGCAACAGAAGACGGTATGGTTGAAGTTGCAGCTATTGACTGGTGAGGTTGCCTATGTTTGAGCCTGTAGAATACTATGGCAGAAATGATCGGGTGCTGTGCAATCCTCAGCTCATTCATGGCTCTTTGGGCATTGAAGATGTTGAAGATTATACCTGGCACACAGTCACAGAAAACCCTGCTACACTCAACAATTTGAGACAGGGTAAACTTCATACAGCACTGTCTGTCTTTGACATTTATGGGTATAGCAAACAGAATGGAACTCCTACATATCCTGACCCTGTACCAATTGTCAGCGCTGGTGGAGATGGAACCTTAACAGTCATCGTAACTGATGGCAATAGCCAGTCTCAGTCGTTTGGATTGAGCACTCCTGGTGGTCTCTTGGGTATTCCAGTTGAGAGTGATGGCAACGTCACAATTGACGGTCAGGAATACATCTCGGACTACATCGATGTTGAAAACGGTGTGTATGTGCATCGAATTGGCATCAAGAATCTCAGTGACGAAGTCGTTGACAAGATGAATTCCCTGACATTTCGCAAGACTGATGGCGGATTTGAGCTGGGTGCTGATCACAATAGCTTCTTCCCGTTCGCTGACCAGGCAATGTGCAATGTACTGGCAATCTCTCACAACGACGTTGTCTATCGCAATTCTACAGGGTTTACATTCAGCAAACAGTGGATCTCTCTGCCTGCTGGGTATGCTTCCAAATCTGACTATTTGATGTTCTTCTTGGACAATCAGATCTACATCAACTATGTCATGGAATCTCCTATAGAAACTGCAATTCCTACTGCTGAGCTTGAAGCCTATAAAGCTCTGGTGGCATATACACCCAAAACCGTGATTCAGGTCGGTGACAACGCTGGCTTGGATATTACATACAAAGCAATTGCAAGCAAATGAGGTGATTAGATGAAAGTCTATGATGACAAGCTCATGGTGGAGCTGAAAGAGTATGATCTTACAAAGGGTCATCTCGAAGATGCAGAAATCGTTTCAAAACATCATGAGGCAGTTGAACGTCAGGTTCATTATGAAGTCATGGAGGGTACAATCACAGAGGAAAATCCAGAAGGACTTCGCAGAGAGATTGAAGATGTTCCTGCTCAGGCAGCTTGGGACGAATATGAAGCTGTAAAACGCTATGTTCCTTATACAGACGAGGAGCTGGCTGCTATTGCAGAACAGAAAAAAGAACAGGATGAGGAAGAAGCTCGAAAAGAACTTTTGGATAAACTTGATGCGCAAGTAACCTATACTGCTCTACAAACAAATACACTGCTACCAAGTGAGGAGTGATCACTATGAAAGAGAAAATTGCTCGTTGGTATGACAAAGGTTGGTGGTCTGATGAAGCAGTACGAAAAGCTGTTGGCAGTTTGATCACCAAAGAAGACTATGAAGACATCACTGGCAACAAATACATGGAGGTGATGTAATATGGCCGATACAATGATTGGTCCAGGTGAAGACAAATTCAAGAAAATATTTTTGGATCTTGCCAACGCTGAACAAGAATTGATTTGGACAAACTCTAATCATACAAATACAAATTATGGTTCTGTCACTATCGATCTGACAAATCATAAATATGCAGTTTATGCTGTATTTGTCAAACTCTATGCCAGTAGTGCAGTTACAAATGGTCAGCTAAATTTTGTATCACCACAAATTACAAATAACTATGTTACTGATTCTCGTGTCAGCAATATTGTTCGTATTGTCACATTTGGTACAGACAGTATGACTATTGCAGGACCTTTGAATCAGCCCACCAAATGGGACAATGTTATTCCATATCAAGTATTTGGTATCAAGGGTACAGAAACGAAGTAAAGCAGTTGGTGCATTATGCAAATTACAAAAGCTGTAAATCCTCGATTTGAGGAATTCTTGTATGACTGGGACTATCGAACATATCTGCTGGTCGGTGGGTATGGCAGCTCAAAGTCTTATCATATCACATTCAAGATCATACTGAAGTGCTTGACTGAAGTACGAAAAGTGCTTGTTGTACGTGAAGTCTATGACACAATTCGTGAGTCTTGCTTTGACCTGTTCCTTGAGATTCTTGAAGATCTGGATCTGTTGGGTGAAAGTCCAAGGGAGAAGAACAAAAAGGTTCTTTACAGAACCAGCCCCATGTCCTTGTCTTTCCCAAATGGCTCCAAGATCATCTTCAAGGGTATGGACAAGCCAGCAAAGCTGAAGTCTATCAACAATATCTCCATCATCTGGATCGAAGAGTGTTCCGAGCTGAAATATGATGGCTACAAAGAGTTGCTTGGCCGTGCACGTCATCCAACACTGAGTATTCACTTCATCTTGAGCACCAACCCCGTTGGCATGGAGAACTGGGTGTACACTCATTTCTTCAAGCGAGTTGACAGTGAGGGTCAACAGATCATCATTCTTGATGATGAGCGTTTGTACAAGATGAAAACCATCGTAAAGAATGGTGTGTACTATCATCACAGCACTGTAGACGACAACTATTTCATGCCAAAGAGTTACATCAAAACCCTTGATGACATGAAGAGTTATGACCCAGATCTGTACAGAGTTGCACGTTGGGGACGGTTCGGCATGAATGGCTTGCGTGTACTGCCTCAGTTTGAGGTTGCTGAAACTCACGAGGAAGTCATGAATGTTGTTTATGGCACACCACAACGCTTCTTGTTCAATGGGTTTGACTTCGGTTTTGAAACGTCGTACAACGCAATTGTTCGCATGGCAGTTGACAACGAGAGAAAGTACCTTTACATCTACGATGAGTATTACAAAAACAGGATGACTGACCCAGAGACAGCCAAAGAATTGACTGCTCTTGGGTACAAGCCTGAGTGGACCACAGGTACAAATGGTCGAATGACACTCACTTATGAGGGTATTCCTCTGGTTGCTGATTGTGCTGAACCCAAGGCAATTCAGTATTACAAGAATGAGGGCTTCCAGATCCGTGCTTGCAATAAGTATGCTGGCAGTCGTCTTGAGAATACAAGAAAAGTCAAGCGGTTCCGCAAGATTATTTGCTCTCCTCGATGCAAGAATACAATTCGTGAGCTTCAGACCCTGACTTATGCAAAGGACAACAATGGCAATCTCATCTATGATGAGTTCAACATTGACCCGCATACGTTCTCTGCGATTTGGTATGGTCTGGACAATTACAATGTAGCAAACATCAAGGAGATCAAGAGAGCTACAGTTAAGGGCGGTTAAAATGGAGCTTCATTGGATTGATGATGCTGATCGGTATCGTTGCCCGATTTGTGGTTTTGAGACGGTCAGCCCAGAGTTATACTTTGGTTGCAAATGCCCCAAGTGTGGATTCCAGGACGAAAAGGATAAAGAAAAATAAACCTTTACTTTTCACACAGAGAAGAGTATAATGAGAATAGAGGTGATGAAACATGACCAAAGGTGAACGAGATTTCAATAATTTTATTCTGACACCACTCGATATGCCAATGGAGGGCAAATATCATATGCCCATGATCAAAGGCATGGTGATGAAGAATTTCAAAGCTCCAAAGAACTTTGTAGAGTTTCACAGCGCTACAAAAGTTCCTATGAAAGAGCGCAAGAATACAGTGGTGCATTTCTTTACACCTGACTTCTTGTTTGAGCGAGTTTGGTATCACCCAAACAAGAATCTGGAGTTTCTTCGTCAGTTCAAAGCTGTATGCAGTCCAAACTTCAGCCAGTACACTGATATGCCTGTGGCTATGCAGATTTGGAATAGCTATCGCAGCAAGTGGTTGTCTGCCTGGTGGCAGATGAATGGTCTGCGTGTTATTCCTACTGTGAATTTCAGTGATGCTGACAGCTTCGAATATACCTTTGATGGGCTTCCTCATCAGAGCCTGGTGATCATCTCCAGCTTGGGTGCTGAGAAAGAAGTTGCTGCTCGTGAGAACTTCTTCAATGGGTATCACAAGATGCTCGAAGTTCTTGAGCCAAAGCAGATTCTGTTCTATGGCAATAAACCACACTGGCTTGAGGGTAAAGATGAGAATGTGATCTTTATTGCTCCAGCATACAAAGAAAGATTCGGAAAATTCAAAGAAGATTGAGAAAAGGTCTTTACAGTTGTCTGCAATAAGAGTATGATATAGTCACAATAAATGAAAGGAGATACAACTATGGGTGGTTCTGGCTCGAGTTCCGGCAAAGGCGGTAGCGGAGGTGCTGGCGCATCTCAAAGACCTGCTATGAATCAACGATTTTGGATTGACAGTATTCCTGAAAGTGCCAGTGTGCAGAGATTTGTTGAAAACGCCAGACCAGGTGATATGATTGAAGTCACTGCACATCAATCTGGTGATTACATGGGTCACTACACTCTACGCTCTGATGGAAAATGGGAACGTACAAATAAATATCGGTCAGTCTATGGTATCAGCAAAACTGTGAGTAATACACCAAAAGCTGTGGCCATAACAATTGGTGGCAGAGACCTTAAACTGGTTGGTACAAAAGAAAATCCTTGGAAGCGTCCTCAGCGGACACGGAGATAAAGTCTATGGCACTAACAAATTTTATCAAGCTGTCATCTGAGCAGATTCAGACTCTTCAGCGTCAAACTGCTATTCCCTACTTCATCTACAATGAAGAGATTTCTGGCATTTATGGGTCTACACTCCTTGCCGAACTTGGCAGTCTCATCAAATACTATGAGATCTATGAAAAGGGAAGCTCATTTACGACTGAGGGTAGTAATGGTGACTACACCCCAAGTCAGCTTCGGTACAAGAAGATTCATAGTTTGATTGACAAAGAAGCACGATTTCTCTTTGCAAAAACTCCTGACTTCTGGATTGATGTCGAGATGGACACTGAGCTGTCTCAGACCCAAAAGCAGCAGCTCAAGCAGGAGCAAACAGTCCTACAGAATCTGGTTGATGCAGTCATCAAGGAGAATAAAGTTTCTTCGAAGCTCATCAAAGCTGCAAAGGACTGCTTCATTGGCAAGCGTGTTGCTCTGTTCATCAACTTCAATGAAAATGGCATCAAGATCACGTTTAATCCATCTCTTGAGTTTGTCTTTGAGACAGACCCAGAAGATATCGATGTGATCACCAAGCTCGTGTCGTTCTACACTACTATAGATTCTTCTGACAAAGCCCAGCAGCGCATCTACAAGAAGAAATATTACATGGGTGAAGACAAGATGTGTCACATCATTGAAGAACTCTATGATGGTATGGGTAATGTCGTAGAAACGATCACTCCTGACACAGTTACTCGATTCTCTTACATTCCCGCTTTTGTCATCATCAATGATGGCTTGAGCGGTGATATTCAAGGTGTATCCGAGGTTGATCAGCTGGATGAATATGAGCAAGCATATTCTCGTCTGGCAAATGCTGATCAGGATGCTGAACGAAAGGGCATGAACCCTGTGCGCTATGCTATCGACATGAACCCAAAAACAACTCAGGGTCTGTCTACTGCAGCTGGTGCATTCTGGGATCTGGCATCTGATGATCAGGGTGCCTCGGAGAGAGTTGGTACAGTTGGTGTTCTGTCTGCTCCTATGGAGTACACAAATGCTTTGACAACAACCCTTAACCGAATCGAAAACACAATGTATAGTCAGATGGACATGCCCAATACAAGCCCAGAAGCTCTTCAGGGTGTTGTATCCAGTGGCAAAACTCTCAAAGCCATCTATTGGGGTCTGATCGTTCGTTGTGATGAGAAGATGTTGGCCTGGCGACCTGCCTTGGAAGCCATGGTGAGAACTATCATCGAGGGTGCCAAGCTCTATCCTGAATTCTGTTCTCGGTACACCAATGGGGAAGCAATTCCTGATATCAAGTATTCTATTCGGGTTGACAACCAGTATCCGCTTCCTGAGGATGAAGCTGAAGAGAAGCAGGTTGACCTGGCTGAAGTAACTGCTCAGACAATGAGCAAAAAAGCCTACATGGTCAAGTGGCGTGGGCTGACCGATGATGAAGCTCTGGACGAGCTGAAGCAGATCGCCCTCGAACGTCAGCTCCTGGAGGATAGTTTCATGCCCACAGAACAGATTCAGCCACAGGGTGAGGAAACTGGTCAGGAGAAAACAGAGCCCTCCACAGAGGAGCCCAGTCCTGCTGAGGAGGATACTACTCCAGAGGGTGTATAATAAGGAGCCACGACTATGTCTACCAACTTTGATGCATCAATGAGGAGGGGCATGACTCGTGGCTCCTCTTCTCTTTTGAATCTCAAGAGCGCAGAAGAAGTGCGATTAAATGTATCAATCAAACAGCAGAGAGAGATTCGAGATATGTACAAACAGCTGGCTCAGCAAGCACGAGAACAAACTGAAAAACTCAAAGGCAAGGACAACATCAGTTCTACACTGAGACAAGAGTACCTTAACCAGTTGGCAAATCAGCTTATAGATGCCAGTGATGAAGTCAGCCAGGAGATCAATCGAGTCATTCGGTCAAATATGAACACAACTGCTCAGGGAGTTGTTGATGCTCAGCGGAAATTTCTATCCAAGATCGGTATGTTTGGTGTTGAGGGTGCATTCTCTCATGTGCCAAACGAGATTGTCACAAGTATTGCCACAGGCAATATCTATGATGACAATTGGAGTCTTTCCGCAGCGATCTGGGGTATGTCTAAGAAGACCCATAAGGATATCAACAAGATCATTGCTGAGGGTGTTGCACTGAACAAAAGTGCCTATGACATAGCCAAGGATCTTGAGCGATATGTCAACCCTCTGGCTCGAAAAGGATGGGACTGGAGCAAAGTTTATCCAGGTACAAACAGAGTCATTGACTATAATGCTCAGCGCCTGGCACGAACTTTGGTCGCTCATGCATATCAACAAAGTCTGGAGAAAACCTGTGAGAAGAACCCATTTGTTACAGGGTACAAGTGGGTGTCTTCAAATTCAGACCGAACTTGTGAACTCTGTAAAGAACGAGATGGTCAGATCTATGCAAAAGGGGATCTGCCACTCGATCACCCAAATGGCCTGTGTACATTTATCGCGGTCATTCCAGACAGCATGATGGACATCTCGAATCGTCTGGCTGATTGGATGAAAGGAAAATCCGATCCTGCTCTGGATGAATTTGCGAAATCTTTGAGAAAATAATTTCAAAATACTCTTTACATTTCTGTACAGATGGAGTATAATAAAATAGAGTCTATTTGGAGGACTTATCATGAAACAAAATCGTTGCAAACACGATGATTGCTTTACTTGCCCATATCCTGATTGTATTGCTGGAGTTTCCCATCTCAAGGGTAAAATGACTCCAAAAGAATACGATGGGAAGAAAGATGGCTACACTCCAAAGCAGGGCTATAAACAGCCCTATTACTACAAAGGACTCAAAGAGGGATGCTGATATCGTGCTTCGGCACGTTTTGATGGTTCGGTTCACCAGCTGGGCGAACAGAAATTCAAGCTGGAATCATGCACACCGGATGCATTCTTTTCCGGAGATAGGAGATCACAATGCGCAAACTGACAATGTTTGGGAAGCCTTTTCTGTTCATGCTGGCTCCTGATGGAGCTGGTGCAGGTGCTCCTGCTGGTGGCGAGGGTTCTGGTGACGCTGGCGCAAGCGGCACTGGCACAAATTCTGACACTGGTGAGGGTTCTGGACAGGGAGAAAACAAAACCTTTACACAGGAAGACATCAATCGGATTGCTGCCAAAGAGAAAGCCGAGGGTCGTCGTGCTCTGCTGAAAGAGCTGGGCATCGAAGACACTGAAGATTCTCGAAATGCTGTTAAAGCATACCTTGCTCAGCAGGAAAGTCAGAAATCTGACCTGCAGAAAGCCAACGACCGAGCCAGCAAAGCTGAAAAGGCCAAGGCTGATGCAGAAGCCAATGCTCTGGCTATTCAGCGAAAGTATGATGCCCTGGCAGCTGGTGCAAAAGCAGACACCATCGATGATCTGATGGCTCTGGCAAGTACCAAAGTCAACGACAAAACTGACTTCAAAGCTGCTCTTGAGCAGGTGAAAAAAGCATATCCCGTCTTCTTCAACGAAGCTGCCCAGACAAGCACAGTTGGCACAGGGCGATCCACGAACCCTGCGAGAAACACCAATGGTCACCAGATGTCTATGGGTGAGCGACTGGCCAAGTCTCGTATGGGTGACACCCAGGCGGAAAGTCCGTTCTTCAAGAAATCTTTTTAAGGAGGAATAAAACATGCTGAATCAGTCTGGTATCGTAACCAAAACAGCAACCACTCCCCAGAGCATCCTCTGGGCTCCGGAAAATGCCATTGCCTTTTCTTGCGTCGTCGCGAAAGACAAGAAGCTGCCGGCTGGCACTCCTATTGCGGGTGATCTGACTGCTCGAAACACTGGCTTCACAGCTGCAAAGACCACTTCTGGCACTTCCGATGCCGTTGGTCTGCTGCTGCACGAGGTTGATGCTTCTGATGCAAAGCAGAATGGCACTGTTCTGGTCGCTGGCGTGGTAGACCTTAACAAGCTGGATTCTGCCACTGCTGCTCTGATCACTGCAGAAGTCAAAGCTGCTCTGAAACACATCATTTTTGTGAAGTAAAAGTCTTTACAACAATGTAACCAACAAATACAAGGAGGAATACACATATGACAATCTTTGAACTTGTCACTGCCAGTGAGCTGGTTGCCTATTGGAATACAATGGCCCATCAGCGTGGCCCATATCTGGGTGAGTCCCTGTTCCCTGCTCGCAAAAAGCGTGGCCTGAATCTGAAATGGATCAAGGGTTCCAAGGGTCTGCCCGTCGTACTGAATCCCAGTGCCTATGATGCCAAGGTCAAGATCCGTGACCGCATCGGCTTCAGCACTGTTTCCACCAACATGCCGTTCTTCAAAGAGGGTGTCCTGATCGACGAAGAGACTCGTCAGGAGCTGAACATGGTTCTGGAGACCAACAATCCCGCCTATGTGGATTCGGTCATGAACAATGTTTTCGACGACGAGACTCGACTGCTGGAGGGTGCTCGTGCCCAGCGTGAGCGTATGCGTATGCAGCTGCTGACCACTGGTCTGATTGCTATCAGTGCCAATGGCCAGGACTACAATTACGACTATGGCATCCCCAGCACTCACAAGGTTCAGACCAGCATTCCTTGGTCCAATCCTGCTGCTGATATCATGGGTGATATCAAGACCTGGCAGGATCTGATCGAAGATGAGACTGGCGTTCGTCCTACACGTGCCATCTGCGATCGTGCCACTTTCAACTACTTCCTGAAGAACGATGCCATCATCAAGAGCAACTTCGTTCTGTCCAACGGTCAGGCCGCACTGAACGAGCCTATGGTTCGTCGCTATCTGCAGGAGAACCTGGGTCTGACCATTGAGGTCAACACCAAGAAGTTCGTTGATGAAGCTGGTGCAACCAAGCCGTTCATCCCTGCCAACACTTTCACCTTGATTCCTGAGGGTGATCTGGGCAGCACCTGGTTCGGCACTACTCCTGAGGAGTCCGATCTGATGGCTGGCCAGATTGGCAGCAGCACTCAGGTGGCTATCACTGATACTGGTGTTGCTGTTGCTACCCATGGTCAGTTCGATCCGGTCAACGTTGAAACCAAGGTCTCTATGATCTGCCTGCCCAGCTTCGAAGCTGCTGATCAGATCATCATCGCTGATGTTTCTCACTCCGGTGAATGATCGGAGGTGACCTGAATGATCACTATCCGCAAAGGCGATCTGACTGCCAAAGTTTCCGCTGGTGCATTTGAAGCTATCTTCAAAGACCAGGGTTGGTCTGCGGACGACCATAAGGAGCCCATTATCTCGGGTATGAACCTGCCTGACCCAGATCAGGAGGACGTCCTGGAGGACGAAATTACCAATGAAGATGAGGATCTCTCCGAGCGTCCGCTCAGCTCCCTGTCTCTGGGTGAGCTTCGCCAGCTGGCAGAACAGTATGGCATCGATGCTGAGGGTATGCGCTCCAAGCGCGACATCAGAAATGCAATTCGTGAGGCAATGAACGAGGAGGACTGAAATGGCTGCAGGCATTGAAGAACTGAAAATGATCTGTCGTGAAGAAGACGTTCCGTTCTTCAGTGATGCGGAACTTCAGTATCATCTGGACTGTGCTGGTGGAGACGTTGATCTGGCTGCATACAACTGCCTCTGCATCAAGGCAGAAGACACAACCTTAACCATAAATGGGTTGACTACTGCAGACAGTAGCAAATATTTCCGTCGCATGGCATCCAGATATCGACCCACAAATAGTGGTATCCTCATGGGTGATAACTGATGAAAACCCCGAAGTTTCAACCCCATAAGGTCAAGCGAATGATTGACACTCTTGGGGTTATGTACCAATTCAATCGTGATGTGCTGAACAAGTATAAAGAGTCTACTGGTGAGCAAGAGCTCATTGCTGAGCTCAAAGGTGTGCTTCATTCTACTGCCAGTTATGTTACGAAAACAGCTACAGATGGTTCTACAATTACTGCAAAGCAATCCCCCCAGATCCTGACAAATGACCCAAAAGCAAAACTCTTGCATATTGATGACAAAGTCATCATTGACAACTGTACTTACAAAGTCACAGGTGTCCTTGACATCAATATGCTTGGGTTGGCTTTTGATATCTCACTGGAAGTGATCCTATGGCAGGTATAAAGTTTGATGCTGAGTCTTTATTGAACGCTCTTCAAGGAGCTCCTGATAAAGCAGATGATGCAATACGAATGTATGCGGAAACTGGAGCACTCAAACTTCAAAACTATGCCAAGGAGCATAGACCATGGACTGATCGCACTGGAGCAGCTCGGCAGCGTCTAAAGGGTGATGTCCTTACAGTAGCAACTGGGTATAAACTGCGACTGGCGCACGGTGTTGATTATGGTATTTGGCTGGAACTGGCTCACGAAAAGAGGTTTGCGATAATTCAAGATACCATCCGACAAGTTGGACAAAATGAAATTCTGCCAGGGTTCGAAAACCTTTTGGACAGATTGAAATAGAGGAGTGACACGCCATGGCTGGTGAAACCCGATATATGGATATCTATGATCACTTGGTTGCCAAGGGTTTTGATGTCTATACTCCGGCTCAGCACAAAGGGGAGTGTGTCACTCCTTATATTGTTGTCAAGGGAGCCGGAATGAATCAAGCTGGGAACTATTCGTCTAACCAGCATTTGTATGACATTCTTTGCTATGTACCAAAAGACCAATACACTTATCTTGAGAAATACGTTGAGATGATGGAGGATGCAATGCGAGAGCTGGAGCCTATGATCCGGCCAATGCACTATCAAACAGCTCCATACTATGATGACTCTGTCAAGGGTCATATGGCATCTGAACAGTATTGCAATTATCGACGAATGAAATAATTTTACAAGGAGGAAATCATTATGGCTGCAAAAAAGGGCAACGAAGTTGCAACTATCGATGTGGCAATGGTCACATGCAAGCCCAAAGGCAAGAATGATGAGATCGCCCTCACAACTGCTACAGAAGTTGGTCTGTCGGTTCAGTCCGAGACCACTGATGCTGTCAAGCTGATTGTTAAGGGTGTTCTGATTGCTCAGAAGCGTGAGCAGGTTACTATCACTGGCAATACCATCACTTTGACCGACAACGTGTTCAACGCTGAGCTGGTCAAGATTCTTCAGGGTGGCACCATCAAATACTGGACCACTGATGCCCAGACCGCAGAGGGTGATGAGGATAAAGGCTTTGGTGTCAGCAGCTACACACCGCCTGTTGCTGGGTCTAAGGAAGAGGTCGATGAGTTTGAGTGCAACATCTACACCGCCATCTATGACGCTGCTGGCCTGATCACTGGCTATGAAAAATGCACCTATCCGCACTGCAAGGGTGTTCCCGTTTCTTTCAGTGCCAAAGATGACGAGTTCCGCGCACCGCAGTACACAATCAACAGCGCTCCGGCAAACGGTGAGCCACCGTACAAGATCACCTATGTCAAAGAGCTGCCAACAGTGGGGGAGTAAACAATGGAAGTAACAAGTCTTGAAGCTCTGAAGAGCTATTCTATGGGTCAGCTGGTGGAACTGCCACCTTTTGCTGAGGGTCAGTCTTTTGTGGCTCGTTTGAAGCGTCCTTCTATGCTTGCCTTGGTTAAGGCAGGTCGAATTCCCAACTCTCTGCTGCAGTCGGCCAATACCCTTTTCATCAATGGCACCATGGATGAAAAGAACAAGGGTGCTATGAGTGATATCATGGAGATCCTTGATACGATCTGCGATGCATGCTTCGTTGAGCCTACTTATCAGCAGATCAAAGATGCTGGCATCCAGCTGACTGATGATCAGCTGATGTTCGTGTTCTCCTATTCTCAGCGAGGTGTCAAAGCACTTGACCCATTTCGTGAGAAGTCCGAGAATAATGCAGCTGCTGGGAGTGGCACAGAGGTATAAAGTCAGACCCTCCCAGCTCTTGGGAGATCTGGATGAATACACTTCTTATTGTTTTGATGAGGCATGTGTTTTGATCATGTCTCATCTTGACAATAAAGAAGAGCCAAAGTTTGTTACACATGTAAAAACTTTGAGCAGCTTGTATGCAAAATATGAGTGATTGGAGGTGGTTCTTTGGCTCTTGATTTGGGTTCTGCAGTTGGCTATCTGTTACTTGATACAAGTAATTTCAAGAAAGGTTTGACAACTGCATCGCAAGACATGCAGACATTCTTTGATAAAAGCACAAAAGCTGGAGACAAGATGACTGCTCTTTCCTCTGCCATGGGGAAAGTTGGATCTACCTTAACAAAGACCGTGACACTACCTCTTGTTGGTCTCGGCACACTTTCAGTAAAAACAGCTGCGACTTTTGAATCTGCTATGTCTCAGGTTCAGGCAACCATGGGTCTTACTGCTGACAGCACAGCTGAGCTGAACGGTCAAACAGTAAATACCATGGACGCCTTGAGCTCTTTGGCAAAACAGATGGGTGCTGAAACAAAATTTTCTGCAACAGAAGCAGCTGAAGCTATCAACAACATGGCCATGGCTGGCTATGATGTCAATGAGATCTATGGTGCCTTGCCTGAAGTCTTGAATCTGGCTTCTGCTGGTGCCCTTGATCTGGACTATGCTACTCAGCTTGCAGCCAACGGTCTGAATGTCATGGGCTATGGTACAGATCGTTTGTCTGAATTATCAAATAAACTGGCTGTCACAGCATCCAGCGCCTATGGTTCTGTCTCTGACTTTGGTGAGGGACTTCTGGTTGCAGGTGGTGCAGCAAAATCTGCAAATCTTGACTTCACAGATATCTTCACTGCCTTGGGTATCCTGGGTGATGCAGGTATTTCCGCAGCAGAGGGTGGTACAAAGCTCAGAAACGTGATCTTGAGCTTGTATGCTCCTACAGATACTGGTGCAGAAAAGCTGGAAGCCTTGGGTGTACAGACCCAAGATGCTGACGGAAATGTCCGTGACTTCCAGGAAGTTCTTAAAGATTTGGGTGGTGCTCTTGATGGGTTGTCTGAGTCTGACCGACTCAATGCTATCAACACCATCTTCAATAAAGCAGATATTGCTGGTGTCAACGCACTTCTTTCCAACTGTACAGATCGTTGGGATGAGTTGAGTGCTACAATTGACAACGCTGGTGATGCTGCTGGACAGATGTCTGAGACCCAATTGGATAACCTTAACGGGCAGTTGACCATTCTTAAATCTGGTCTTGAGGGTTTGGCAATTGCGTTCGGTGAGGCACTTCTACCTCTTGTTAAAGATGTTACAGCGTTCATTCAAAATGTTGTAACATGGTTGAATGACTTGAACGACGAGCAAGTTCAAACCATTACAAGAATTCTTGAAATTGCAGCAGCTGTTGGTCCGTTACTGCTGATTGGCAGTAAAGTTGTTGCAGGGTTGAACAGTATTGCAACTCTGATTGGCAACTTTGCTCCATTGGTTGCTACTTTCGGATCTACAATCGCTGGTCTTGCAGCTCCCATACTCGCTGTCATTGCAGTTATTGTTGCATTGAAGCTGGCTTGGGACACCAACTTTGGTGGAATGCGAGATACTTTAACAGAGTTCATTGACACAGTCACTGATAGAGTCACTGTCATTGCTGAATTCTTGCAAACTATTTTCACAGCTTTTATGGGTGTTATCACAGAGCTCTGGAATAGCAACTGGATGAATATCCGTTTAATCTTTGAGGATGTTTGGAACGTCATTGAAACTGTCTTTGGGTCTGTGATTGAAGTCATCACCAACGCATTGTCCCTTTTCTTGAACGTCATTACAGGAAACTGGAGTGGTGCTTGGGAAAATATTAAAGCCATTTTCAGTGCAGTTTGGGATGCAATTGTATCTGTATTCAATCTTGCGCTTGATGCAATACTCAATCTTTTTGGTGTGATTCTACCCTCTATTGGGCAGGCTGCAACAAATGTCATCAATGCTGTTAAAGAAGCATTTGTCAATACTTGGAATAGTGTTGTTGAATGGTTCACTACAGCTGTTCAAGATCCTGTACAAACTATTGAAGACATAAAAGATGCTATGTTCAGTGCAGGCGCTGCCGCTTTTTCTGCTCTCTGGGATGGTCTTAAAAGTATTTGGGAAAGCATCACATCTTGGGTATCCGAATGTGTTAGTTGGCTCAGTGAAAAGGTCAAATTTTGGCAAGATCAAAGCAGCAAAGTGTCTCAATCTTCTGGTTCCAATGGTTCTCATGCCAGCGGTCTTGACTATGTACCATTTGATGGCTATAGAGCAACTCTTCATCAAGGAGAACGAGTTCTTACCCAAGAAGAAAACAAGCGCTACAGTAAAGGATACAGCTCTGGTGGAGATACATTCAACTTCTACAGTCCTGAAGCTATTGATGCAGTTACTGCTGCTCGTGAGTTCAAAAAAGTTCAGCGACAACTCGCTGAGGGTGTTTCGTGAGGTGATCATATATGGTTGATTCTATTGTACTTATCAATAAAAACTACAACAACCAGAATATGGTCACAGAGCTTCCAATCAATCAAAATAACAGAAAATATGTACTGGATTATATTGATTGGGGTGCTATTCAAAGCTCTCGAAAAACCTATAAATTCATCAATCAAATTGGTGTATATGTAACTGGCACAACCCTTGAGTCACGTGATATTGCTATCACTGGCTGGGTTGTGGCAGATACATTAGAACAGATGAGGGAAAGAAAAAGATTCCTTAACAACTTCGTAAACCCTTTGCAGCAACTCACCTTAGTTTACAATGACTACTCTATAGATGGTATTCCTGATACCACCATTAAGTATGGAACGGACTACAAAGATAATAACGAAGTTCTTTGTAAATTTGTCATTGATCTCTTCTGCCCTGATCCATTGTTTTACACTTCTCAAGGCAAACAAGCAAGTATTGCAGATTGGTTACCCAAATTTCATTTCCCATTGATCATTCCTCAGAATGAGGGTATTATCATGGGTCTTCGTTCCCCATCGGTCATTATCACAGTAAATAATCCTGGTACAATAGATACAGGTATGACTGTGATATTCCATGCACGAGGTACAGTCGTAGACCCATATCTTATCAATATCAATACCCAAAAGCAAATCAAGTTTGACCACATCATGGAGCCTGGTGAGACACTGGAAGTTACAACATATGTCAACAGAAAATCTGTAAAGAAAACCAGCGGTGGCGTAACAACAAATGTGTTTAACTATTTGGACTTTGAAAATAATGAGTTCATTCAACTTGCTCCTGGTGACAATTATCTTCGCTACGGTGCATCTGATGGTATGAGTAACCTGGAAATACAGATTGAGTATAGACCGCAATATCAGGAGGTGCAGGAATAATGGACTTCTATGTCTTTGATCCAAACTACACTCTTCTGGGTATTCTGACGAGTCCGATCTCTGTGACATATACAGAGAAGTACAACGATCTGGGTGATTTTCAAGTAAATCTGCCAGTTGATGAAATCAATCGAGATCTTATAAAATCTGACAACATCATTCTCTTTGACAAAGAGAAAGGAATTGCAGGTATTATTGGCATCATTTCTACTGATGGTGAAACAGATGAGACACCTCAGATTGTTGCCAAAGGTAAACTTATTGAGGAATACATCTATCGTAGAATTTGTTGGGGTTTGTTTACTACAACAGAAACACCTAAGAACATCATCTATAGCATGTTGACGACTCAGGTGATCTCCCCGACTGATTCTGATAGAGCAATTGCTGATATTGTACTCAAAGAATCTACTCTTGCAGAGACAGAAAAAATTTCTTATCAGAATACAGGTGGCAATGTTGGTGACAATATTGCAAGTATTTGTGCATCGAGTGGTCTTGGGTTCCGGCTCTCTTATCATCCTGGAGACAAGCAAATGTTGTTTGAACTCTATGAGGGTGATGACCGAACAATTGAGCAACGAGTATTTCCTCAGGCTCTATTCAGCACAGAATACGAAAACATTCTATCAACCAGTTATAGCCTTAACACCCAGGACATGAAAAATGTTGCTTTGGTTGCTGGTGAGGATTCTGGTACGGATAGAAAAACCACTTCTGTTGGTGTTGCCTCTGGAAAATCTCGCAGAGAGTACTTTGTTGACGCAAGAGACATTCAAAGTACAAACTCAGATGGAATGACAATTTCAACAGAAGACTATATTGCTCTACTGAAGCAAAGGGGAACAGAAAAACTTGCTGATGTTAGAGAGTCCCAAAGTTTTGATTGTACAGTCAATACAGTCGGCAATATCCAGTATGGTCAAGACTATTTTCTTGGTGATCTGGTCACTATCTATGATTCCTTGCTGAATCTTCAATTGAATGCAAGAATCTCTGAAGTTCAGCATGCATTCACCTCTTTTGGTGAAGAACTTTATATCACATTTGGATTTGGTCCAATGACTCTTGCAAAGAAACTTCGCTTGAAAGGAGTGTGAAGATATGTCTGAAAAAAGTGCATTTTTCAATGCCCAGTTGGATGCAGATACTGGTGAATATGACCGAACATATCTTGCGGAAGACTTTGCTGCATACTTCAGTCGATTTATTTCCAACGGTGTGTTTCCAAACCCAAGTACAGGTCTGCAGGTTGTAGCTGCTGCTGTTCCTGATATGACAGTAACAATGAACATCGGCTATGCCTATATCAATGGTTACACATATGAGAATACTGAAAGTTATACATTTAACATCGATGTTGCTGACGGTGTTCTGAGTAGACGTGATGCAATCTTCATTCGGTACGATCTGGCAAATCGCGAAATCAAAGCCTATAAAGCCAAAGGCACACCAAGTTCTGCTCCTGTAGCACCAACTCCTCTTCGTACAGAAGACTATTGGGATCTCTGTGTTGCTATCATTCATGTTGATGGTGGTGTTACAAAGATTGATCAGTCTCTGATCGAAGATACACGCATGAATACAGATCTGTGTGGAATTGTACATGGTGTTGTTGATCAGATTGATACAACAACCCTTTACAATCAAGTTCAGCAAGATCTAACCAATTTTCAAACTGTGAGTGAAGCAGAATTCAATACATGGTTTGATTCCATTAAAAACAAACTTTCTGGTGATGTTGCTGCAAATCTTCAAAATCAGATTACACAATTATCCAATGATCTGAGTACTACAAATACAAATCTTACCACTGTTACAAACAAAGTCAATCGACTTGATCCCAATAACAAAGGCACAGATGTATTTGCAGCCATGAATCATTTGTACCATGTAACATTTTCTGTATCTGGTTGGTCCTACAGCAGTTCTAATGGGTATTATACCCAAACAAAAACTTTTACTTCAGATACAGGTGGTCCTTCTGTCACATCTACGAGCAAGATTATGTCTCCACCAATGTGTAAATCTTCCGGTGTTGAAGATACAGATGCAACCCTGAGAGAGAACCTGAGTATCATCAACAATGGCTCCGGAACTCTTGGGTCCAACAGCATCACAATGCATGTTTATGACAAACCGTCCGCAGATATCACAGTGTACTGGGAAATCAAGAAGAACGTTTGATTGGAGGTATTCGCTATGCGTTTCAAACTCAATGTTCCCGTTCGTTTTCGCAATCCTTGGTTCTGGGTCAGCCTTGTTGGTGTGATCCTCACAGCAATGGGTATCTCTCCTGAGATGCTCACAAGCTGGGATGCCGTTGGTCAGGCATTCAAAGACCTGATCTCGAACCCCTTTATGCTGGCCACTGTTGCTGTGTCCATCCTGGGTGTTTTCATTGACCCAACTACAAAAAGCATCGGCGACTCTGATCGTGCCCTGAACTACAATTCCCCGGAATAACTCCTTTACACCACTGCCTATTCAGAGTATAGTAGCAGTAGAAAGGAGGTAGGAATGGATTGCAATACTTGCTTTATGCAGCAGCGAATTGAAAACCTTGAAAAAGAGCTCAAGGATGAAAAAGAGCACTCCAGTCGTGCTCGTCAAGCAATCTATGATAAATTAGAAGATCATAGAACACAATTGGCTGTCACAGATGAGCGATACAAGCAAATCCTTAACACGTTGAATGAGCTCAAATCTACAGTAGATGAGCTTGCCGACAACCCAACAAAACGATGGAATACACTCGTCACCACTGGCATAACTGCTATGTGCAGTGGACTCGTTGGGTATGTTCTGTCAACAATTATAAAGTGAGGAGGTATTTCCTTGAATCCAAAAGTCACAGAGGAAATCAAGAAGCAGGAAGATGCCCTTGACCAGAGCATTGCCCTTAACAAAATCACAGTGATGCTTCTTGACGAACGCAAGAAAGAACTCAAAAAGATCTGGTTGTTCTTCTTTGCAGTTTGTGTAGCTTTTGTTGCACTTTTCAGTGTCTTTGCCTACACAACCCACAAAGAGAAACAGGAGCTCTTGACTCAGCTTGATAATACTCGAGTGGACTTCATGGAGTACCTGGACAGCATCGAATATACAGCTACAGATGACTATTCTACAGAAACAACTCAGACTGTAGAGGGCGACAGTGCAACTATCAACAATGTCGATGGTGACCAGTACAACGATAATGCTGTTCACAATGATGGGGGTGAATAATCTTGGCCAAATCACGAGCAACTCAAACAATTCGAAGAAAAGGTACAAGAACTGTTCGAGTCACCTCAGGAAAACCAAGATCTGGCACCCAAAGCCGTTGCCCAACCTGTGGCAAATATATGCGAAGAAAATAGGGGTGACCACCTGTGACGGAGCACATACAGACTCGTGCAAAGCTGCAAGAAATTCCTCGGGTCAGTACATTTAATGAGCTACTCGATGACTGTATGATCTCTCCTGAAGAGAAAACTCTCATGCAGATGCACTATCTACAGAACAAAGACTTCAGGTACATTGGTGACATGCTTGGGTACTCTGAAGTCACGATGAAGCGTTGGCATCATAGAATTCTCAAGAAGATCAATAAACTCCTATAGAAAATCAGATACTTTCACGACCGTTCACGGATACTCCGTGGGCGGTCTTTTGTTTTATAATAAAATCAAAGGAAAGGGATCGGCTATGGTATTTGATCGTGAAGATTTGATTCAGGAGCTTATGTGGGAATACAACTATGATCATGCTGAAGCAAAGACCATAGTGGATAGTTACCTTAACAAGGGACAGTATTACACCCTCATTGAAAAGCTCACAAAGAATCTTGAGAAAATAACAGAATACAAGGGGTGATTCACATGTTCAGTCCACAGTACTATGCGAATCCAGCTGCCTATGCAAGCCCAATGAGCAATCCAAGTGCCATGCAGATGCAAAGGCTTGCTCAGATGGAACAACAGTATCCACAGTTTGCTCAACAGCCCATGGGTCAAGGCTTCACCCAACAGCAAGCTCCAGTCTATATGAAGTGTAGAGCTGTCACTTCTATAGATGAAGCAAAGGCTGCTATGATTGATCTGGATGGAAGTCTCCATGTCTTTACAGATATTCCACACAGAAAGATCTACACCAAACAGATCAACCTCGACGGAACTGCTTCTCTGAATGTCTATTCTCTGGATGAAACTCCTGCTCCGGTTCAGCCAGGATCTACAGTCCCGAACTCCTCAAAAGAATCTTCCGTCTCAGAGTCTGTTTTCACTCAGGTGATAAGTTCCTTACAGAACAGAATAGGAGCCCTGGAGGAGAAATTTGATCAAAGAGGTGATACTAATGTTCAACCCAATGCAAATGTTCAGCCCAGGAAACGGTCAAAACCCAATGATGCAAGCAATGCAAATGATGGGTAACATGCGGAACCCTCAGCAGATGATGCAGGGTGTGCTTCAAAACAACCCTCTCTTCCAGCGAGCACAGCAGATGGCACAGGGCAAGTCCGAGCAGGAGCTCGAGCAGGTAGCTCGTAACCTCTGTCAGCAGCGTGGGGTTGATTTTGAGGCAATGAAACAGCAGTTTCAGAGCATGATGGGCAACACAAGGTAAACACACAATCGGTGCTTTACAAATAAACAATTCTACAAAGGAGGTTTTCTCATGGGTATGGAAAGTTCTGGCGGCATGAGTCCCGCCGACGTGGTCGCTCTTCAGGGTCGTAACAACGATGGTATGTTCAGTGGCAACGGCACTTGGATCTGGGTGTTTTTCCTGTTCTTCCTGCTCGCTTGGGGTGGCAATGGCTTCGGCTTCGGCGGTGGCAATGGTCTGACTCAGGCTGAGCTACAGGCAGGTCTCTACAATCAGACTACAGATGCCATGCTGCGTGATCTGGCCAACGGTCAGTGCACTCTTCGTCAGGAAGTTGCACAGAACCGTTATGACACCTCTCTGCAGATGCAGAACCTGGGTTCCCAGATGCAGAATTGCTGCTGCGAGACAAATCGCAACATCGATGCTGTCCGTGCTGAGAACTACAAGAACACTTGCGAAATCACTACTGCAATCCATGCAGAGGGTGAAGCAACTCGTGCTCTGATCAACGCGAACACCATGCAGGATCTGCGTGACAAGCTCGCCGATCGTGATCGCGATCTGCAGACCGCAAACTTCCAGCTGTCGCAGCAGGCTCAGAACGCCACTCTGATTGGTGCTCTGCGGCCGTTCCCACAGCCAGCCTACATCACTTGCAGTCCCTATACTGCAATGAATGGGTATGGCGCTTACAGTGGCTGCAACTGCTGAAGCGAATCGAGAATAGGATAGTTCGGCTCAGACCGTTCCCTATTGATGTGAGGGTGGGCGAGAGCTCACCCTCTTTCTTTATGAAAGGAGAATTACAATGATTGATGCCGTAAATGTTGCTGCTCAGACAGTCAATACCAACTCCCCAGTTCTTTTTGGGTCTACCCGAATCAAAACTGGTTGTGCAATTCGTCATGAAGAGGGTTCTGGTCGTTTTGTTCTGCTGAAGCCTGGTGTCTATGAGATCAGTTTCAGTGCAAACATGACCTCTGCCACTGCAGCCACAGCTACATTCAACATCACCCAGGATGGTGAGCAGCTGGCTGGTGCAAAGATCGTCAGTACCATTGCTGCCGCTGGTGTAAACAATGTGTCCTGCACAACCCTTGCAAGAGTCTACTGCAGTGATGTCAGCTCTGTCTCCATCACAAATATTGGTACCACAGCCATCACCGTGTCTGATGCCAATATGACCATCACCCGTCTTTGCTGAATGTGATTGGAGGGTTTTATAATGGCATATGATGCTGTAAAAACCTCTGAGTCTGAACGGGATTGGGATGTTTGCAAAGAAGCCTATGAGGAGATCAATGGTCGTCAGGTTACAGCACTTATGTTTCATGACCAAATGGCTGACTTCTTTGACTTCCTTGGGTTGATGGGGTTCAAGCGAATGCATGAGTATCAGTATGTTGCAGAATCTGCAGAGCACAGAGCAACAAAACGATATTTTCTCAATCATCACAACAGACTCCTGAGTGAGGAACACATTGAAGACCCAGAAGTCATTCCTGACAGCTGGTACAAGTATACACGATTTGATGTCAGCACTCAAGTTCGTAAACAAGCTGTTGAAACTGCATTTGACAAATACAGAGAATGGGAAACAAAAACCAAAGAGTGCTACGAAAAGCATGCAAAAGCCCTTATGGAAGCTGGCTATGTTGCTGACTCTATGCGAGTAGAAGAACTGATCTGTGATGTTGATGAGGAACTCAAACATCTTGAGCGATTGAGCATCACTTTGAAGTCTGTGGCATATGATGAAGTCTACATTGCTGAAATACAGCATAGTCTCCATGAAAAGTACAAGAAGAAAATAAAGAAAATTGGTGTCAGCATCTGCTGATCCAACTGGTTCCCTCCCAATCGGGAGGGAATTTTTATTGTAAATTTTCAATAATTTCTCAATAATTTCTCAATAATTTCTCAATAAAATACTTTACTTTTCAATAAATTGAGAGTATAATAATGCTTGTAAAGAAAATATGAATACATGGAGGGTTTTACAATGAAAACTATCAAGGTGTCCTACAGTGACTATAAACACTATTTTCATGATTGCAAAACAGGTGAATACAATAAAAACCGTAAAACTATTGAAATTGAAGTTCCGGAACGAATCAAATTTCCAAGAAATTGGAAGACTTGTGGTGCTCATCATTACACACCAGAAGGAATAGAGATCTACACCTATGGAAGTGGCTACTCTGAATCTTATGTTGTGATGGCCAGACACGATATCAACTCTAATGGCAAGGTTCCACACATCTGTGAAGAGCGTAAATCTATAGCTCCTGGTGTCAATGCCAGACAACAAGTTCTTGATGCTGTTGCAGAATTTGCAAAGATTCCTAACATCATCCACAGCATCTTTGAACCGAAATGACAAAAGGACGGGATCAACTCCCGTCCTTATTTTTTGTGATGTACTCAATTACATCCTGTTTGGATTTTAGTGCAGCAAGGATCTGTCGGTCTTTGCTGACTTCTTTTGGCATATCTGCAATGATGTGATAATAAACAACAGGTCTTGTTTGCCCTGGTCGATGAATACGCTTTTTGCTCTGTAAATACATGGCCAGACTTATGTTAAGGCTATAATATATGCAGTATCTTGCACGAGTAAGATCAATACTTTCACTGCCAGACCTATATTGAACAGCAATGACTTCAGCATGACCAGACTTCCATTTTGCCATTGTGTCCATGACACCAGAGACTTCTGTATATCTTCTATTGAGCTTCTTGCACACAGATTGAATTTCATCAAAGTCATGCCGAAATGTTGCAAAGACAACAACAGGCTCATCTTGCTTGAACCCTGAAAGAATATCTTCAAGAACCTCTGCTCTGTCGTGATCAATAACCTCAACAGATTTGAGTCCCTCTGGGTCTTCTACAGGAATAAACCCTGAGCAAACTTGCTGAAGTCTGAGGGTCTTGCTGATAACTGCCTTGATCTCTGTTGCACCAGATTCACCCAGATACAACCCATCGTCATTGAGATCATGATAGACTTTCTGAGCTGCACGAGACATGGTGAAACTGCGGATTATGTTCAATCGCTTTGGCAGTTCTACAGAAGACTCAATTGTAAATGCACAAGAGAACATCTTTTCTTTCAGATCATCCAGGTTTTTGTATGGTTGTTTCTTGTTAAGGCATGTGTAACCAACCTTTGCTGTCCTCACAATATCTACATTCTGATATTTCTCTTTGAAGTCTGAGAAGCTCGTCCCAAAAATCTCTGGGTCCAAGAATCTGTACTGAGCATAGATGTCCATTGGGTTTTCTGCCAAAGGAGTACCTGTTACAAGGAATCTGTGAGGAACGATCTTAGACAATCTTCGCAAGCACATAGAGCACCTGCTCGATGGGGTTTTGATTCGGTGACTCTCATCACAGATTACAAACTCAAGACCAGCACTTTTTCTGAAGAGGGTTTTCTCAAATTCTGGTCGCCAGATGCTCTCATAGTTCACGATGATTATCATGGGCTCCTCCTGGATCACCCTGGATCCTCGTGGAGCGAGTGTATTCAGCAGCTGAACCTTTTCCTGGGTAGACAGGAAACGCACGTTGTGGATGAAATTTGGGCATATATCTGTGTGTATTTTGAACTGCTGCTCCCAGACTTCACAGGCTTTCGGTGGCGCTACAATAATCCCACGTTTCCACCCTTTGTTTACAATAAGATCCATCATCACTTTGGTCTTGCCTGTTCCTGGGTCTGTGTAAAGGGCACCACAATCTCGACCCATAAGATAAGACAGAGCCTTGAGCTGATGTGCCCAAGGCTTGGTCTTAAAGATGAATCCTTTGTATTTCCTCAGCATTCCTGGAACCGATCGCGAAGTCGGCTCTCAATAGCATTCATCTTGGTGAGGATTGCTTCTCGCTGTTTAGGTGGCAACGCCTTGCCCTCTTTACTGTTAAGGTGCTGACGCAATCTGCGTGACTCAATATTGCTGTAGAAGATTGGGTATTCCTGACGGCAATATGGGCATTTCAGCATATGCTCAATGACACCGTCGCCCAGCTTTTTCTCCTGTGGCTTGGAGCAGACAAAAGTCTTTTTGCAGCCTTTGTCGCAGACCACTTTGACAGGGTTTTGCTTTTTCATTCGTATGCCTCCAGCATGTCTCCAATAGTTGTATTGTTCTTTGATGATGCAACAAAAGCAACCATCTTGTCACTGTATTCATGAAGAAAATGGGGAAGAATTGACCCATCTTTTCGAAAGACCAATTTGATGTCCTCCATGGTATATGCAACCATCACAAGAGCACCAGCTTTCTGCCAACGCAAAAGATCATACAGTTGCTTTTTGCTGGGTACATTTCCATGATCGGGAACTTTCAACTCAATGCGAAAAGACCTACCATTGATGCATCCATTGATATCTGCTCTGCCAGACTGGGCACTGTTTCCTGACACATTCTCAGCAACACATCCATGAATACTGTTAAGGTACACAAGAGCTTGAGACTGAAAAGAGGATTCCTTTGGCATATGGGTCAAACTCCTTTCTTCAGAAACTCACAATAGGATTTGTGAATGGCAATATTCAAGTCTTTGTGATTGACATCAAGTCTATGACACCAGTAAAGAAAATCTTGCTCAACTGGGATTGCCTTGTCATCAATGTAAAGGTCAGCAAAAACCTTTCTTGTGTCATTGTTGTAGAGAGCAATCACTTCAGGAATATTTGTATTGATTGCATCAAATACAATTCCTTTCTGGTGGCAATAGGAGACAGCATCAATGAGATTTTTGCCATCTCGAGATGTCCAAAGAATGACTCGTACACCTTGCGCCTGAAGAGCTTTTACAAGGCTGAACATTCCCATATTGGGCTCCCCAATTTCAGGGAATTTGTCTTCTACCAAAGTACCATCAAAATCGATAGCAACAATCTTTGGCAGATCATTATTTGTTTTGTTCATATTTTACAGTCTCCTCTTTCATGTGGAGAGAGGTCCAATTCTTTATGACCCCATCCATAGGAAGTGCAGCATGCCCAAGTGTTGGGCTGAATAGTTCAAAATATCTGTCTTGATATGCGATGTAAATTGCTTTTTTCACAGAGTCTACATCGCTCTTTCGAGCCATTTTGAATGTGATATCGAAGTCTTCTTTGCACCATTTTCTGATCCAAACACTTATGTCAAACCCATCAGTGTTTGTAGCTTTTGAAAAGGCATCCCAGACTTCAACAGGTACATAGCAAAAATGAATCCAAATGATCCCTTGATCACTTATTACCTTTGACAGAACTTTCCTGTACACCGCTTTCGAGTTTGGGCTTCTGTGTCTCATTGTTACCCTCCGGAGCTTTTTCACCATCCGGCAAGTTGCGCTCATAGATATGTAACGAACCAGCCTGATGGGTATATGTACCAACATCAACACCCAAAGTCATTGCCATCATCACCTGCATAGAGCAGAAGCTGAACATGTCATAGGGTACACCAGTCCAGACGTCATTGGAACGCATGGTTGTCGTGAGGTTAAGGCGACCGTCACGGAGCAAGAACTGAAGAGACAATGTACACGGAGTATCTTTTGTTGGCTCACTCATGGGTCGAGGATTCTTGATCTGAATCACTGCCTGGCGACTATTCGGATCAGCTTTGAGACGGTTAATGACATCCTGCCACTGATCAAACCCATAGAAATGCTGAATCTTGTGACCATAGCAGCTATTGACTGTTTCTCCGTCATCACTCATACGGTTCCAAGCAGAACTGAAAAGCCCAATGTCTTTGAGTTTGTTAGACCCAGAGAGATACCACAGCAATTCACCCACAGCATAACGCATGGGCATCTTGCGAGCTTCACTCTTGACAATCATACGGGTGGGATCCTTGACAACGGTGATAGCATTGATGATCTCAGCAGCCACAGCGCCATCACGAGAGGAAGCAGTTTTCTTATTCATACGGTGCTGAGCCAGCAGAGCAGCGAACCAGTATTCCCATGCATTATTGACATCGTTGACAACCACATAATTGTCAATATCAGCATCGCCACACAGGCGATCACTCTTGTTGTAAAGGGACGTGAGCTTATACTCTTTTACAACTTTATTGAAGTCTTCCACATTGAACAGCAAACCCATTTTTAAGTCCTCCAAATCTCAATCTGCAGAGTTGAATTTCCCATGACCTCATCGAACCGCTTCATCAGCTCTTTGACAGGATACATGGGAGTTTCGTTGCGCTTGTTAAGGCGCTCTTCGATAGTCTTTTCTTGAGTGGTGACATAGATCACCTTTGCACCACGAGCAAGCATAGCAGTCTCCAAATGATAGAGATCTTCCTTGCTCAGCTTCCGTTCTTCAGGAGTCTGATAAACGAACTGACCATAGCAAAACCGATCAGCAATCACATTTTCATTGGTCGCTGCATCGAGAATGTGATGGAAATAACGATAGTCATTTGGGGTATCCTTTGTACAGTGGATAATACGTGCGTTGAGAATTCTTGCGAGCTTTCTGGCGATAGTGCTTTTGCCAACGCCATCAACTCCCTCCAATACAATGAGCATTATTTGCTCCTTTCTGCTGCCTTGCAGACAGCTGCAATGATTTGATCTTGTCTCTTCTGGGGCAACCTATAAAACATGTCTGGATTCAAAACCATGTAACCAGAACCCCAAGAGAAACACATTTGATCTTTGCCTTTGATTGGCTC